TGACCTGGTGACCTGGTGACCTGGTGACCTGGTGCTGCTGTTGACCTGGTGACCTGGTGACCTGGTGACCTGGTGACCTGGTGACCTGGTGCTGCTGTTGACCTGGTGACCTGGTGACCTGGTGACCTGGTGACCTGGTGACCTGGTGCTGCTGTTGACCTGGTGACCTGGTGACCTGGTGACCTGGTGACCTGGTGACCTGGTGCTGCTGTTGACCTGGTGACCTGGTGACCTGGTGACCTGGTGCTGCTGTTGACCTGGTGACCTGGTGACCTGGTGACCTGGTGGCAATGCGCTGTGCTGATGCGATAACCTGCTGCCGTGCTGCTGCTGTGCTGTGCTGCTGCTGCTGTGTACAGTGTACAGTGGGGGGGGGGACAGTGTCTCTCGTCCTGAGGGGGGGGGGCCACCACGCGGGTGGCACCGCCACCTTGATCGCTACCCTTACTATATATATATATTACCCCTTACCAGCGTTATCATTTAAGTTCAACCTTACACCATCACCCCTTCAAAATTTTTCATCATCGCCGAGAACCCATCTTTACACTTTTTATTTGACGCCAACATTACCCAGCCTTACACACCAACCCCATGAACGAACCACATCCCGAAACGCTGTTTCAACAGTCCATCTTGAACAGAATCGCCGTCATTGAAGACATCTCGCGCAAAGCATTTCACTTAAAAGGCAAAAGTGGGCGTCGAACCCACAATGGCACACGACATCACGTCACCAAGCTCACCAACTTCTTGCAACACCGCAAGTCCTGCATCCAGGGCTACCGTGCCAAAGTTCAGTTGGCAAACGCCGCCAAAGGCTGCAACACCACTTCCGGCATCCCAGAAATCTTCCTCGCCTTGGCATGAAAGTCCTCTGCATCCTCCAAAACCAGTGGGCCGACAACCCCGATCAGATCAACGCCTTGCACGCCAAGCATCCTGGTATGCGCAACGAAATCATCTCACGCATGCTGTTTCGCGGATCTCTCACCGGCAGCCGCATTGAGGCCGTGTTTGGCGACATGATGAAGAACCACGCATTCATCTTCGACGAGGCGTCGGCGTCAGTCGTTTCAAACAACCAGTACAACGCGCCATACAACGCCAGCCACGTTCGCAAAACCATCGCACGCTTTCGCCCGGACGCCGTCATCGCCTTTGGCTCGTCTCCTCGCAGAGCTATCAAAGACGTGCGCAAAGCCAAACGCGAAAAGATCGACCTGCCTCCGGTAATCGAGTGCGTCCACCCAGCCATCCAGAAACCCGGCTGGATGCAAGAAATGCTCGACGCGAAGTCGGCTCTCAAAACGATCTTCAAACAACTGCAACCTGTATGAACCCTGACATTGACCCAGAAGAAATTCAGCCGGGTTGGCGAGAATTAGCGTTGCGGGGCAAACCGCTGCAAAGGCATGTTTGGCTCCAATATCGCGGCGTGGGGTTGATCACGTTAAAACGACTAGCCGCTCAAGGGTTGGTGGAAAAATCGACAGACGAGTTTGAAGGACTGAGCGTTCGCGCTGTAAACGGTCTTCACAACGCAGGCATCCATACACGCAAACAAGCCAAAGACCTTGTGGAATCCGGCAAACTCACGCCTATGACGTTGAGAAACTTTGGAACCAAATCGTACACCGAACTGTGCAAATTTTTGGGAATCCGTAACCACCCTGCTGACCCGCGCCCACGTTGTGAAAGCTGTGGGCGCGTGCTCAAAACGACATTATGAACTTCTTCGCCTCTCTGATCGACGACGAACCTCCCACCCCCCAGTGGAAGCAGCACCTCTGCAAGCTCAACCCGTTCAAGCGCCGAAAGGTAGTGGCGATTGAAGATGTGGTGCCACTGCTTGACGCGCTTGAAAACATCGAAGCCCAGGGTCGCCCGCACAGCCGCGCTTGCGGGTGCGGGGAGTGCGAAAACTGGGATCAAGTCTATACCGCGTACACCAAGTTCATCCTCAAACACCCGCTGCCGTGAAAATCGACCCCGTCTGGACCATCATCGTCATTACCACCATCGTCATCACCTTCCTCGCCTTCTGGTTTGTCTTCGTAGTTCGACAGATCTACGCGGTGTTCATCACCACCAAAGAGAAACGTGTTGCTCTGGAAGCCCAGCGACACATGCTTCGCTTTTGCCAAAATCCGACTCAGCGCAACTGGCAAACCGCGTGGACCTTCATCACGAAAAACCAGATTTCGCTCAACGATCTGGAATGGCATCTGGTCGAGAGATTCACCAAAATGGGGTACATCACCAACTTTCCACCCGATGCCGAACCCTCGTAAAAACCTCAAAGGCAAAACTTTCGGCAGTCTCACCGTGCTGCGTCTGGCGAAGTCGGACAACAGCGGCAACACCCAGTGGCTGTGCCTCTGCGACTGCGGCAACGAAACCACCGTGCGCTACCAGCACCTTTCGACCGGACGCACCAAGTCGTGTGGCTGTTCTAAGAAAAGCGGTCGCAGCCTTGATCCGTTTAGTGAAGAGGCGTTTTGGGGCTAGCCAAAGGCTTCCCCACCTCGCCGATGAACCCTTTCACGGGTTTGACCAACAGGAGACGCACCACCTTGCGGTAGTTCCGCTGCACGGTCAGCCTGCTTACCCCCAGCAGTTTTGCGATCTCCTTGGCTCCGAGGTTCCAATCCACCTGCGCCCACGAAGACAGGGGGATGAACCGGCGCTTGGCCTTGATGCGCTTGCGCTGATGGGCTGCTTTCATCTCGGCGTGCCTCTCGCACAGCTTACTCTTGGGACAGCGAATGGAGGGCGTGCCGCCGCAAATAGGGCACAGATTGGCCCCTTTGCGCATAAGCTGCCATTGCTGTTGTTTTGAAAGTTCACTCAATTTTAGCATTGACCATATATATACTTGGTGGCAGCATGCGGTCAATCGACGGTTGCGGGGTCGTCCGACCTTTGTTACTTGCGCAGCATTATGTCCCAACTAACTCTTCTCGCCAAATTACCCACCGAGGCATCCCCTCCGGTGCCAGACGTAACGGCTGCCGCCCGAGTCAAACGTGCGTCCGACGTAGTCTCGCAGTATCAGACCTTGTTCAACGAGGACTACATTGCCAGCCGCGACCGTGCCGTAGTGCAGTCCATGGCCGACCGCAACGCGCCCTACAGCGACAGCCGATTACGTCAACTGGGCATCTCCGGCATCACCAACGTCAACTGGGGCGACCTTGGCATTGCACAGATGGAGGCCGAGAAGCCATACAACTCCGTGCTGATGTCGATGTCGCACTTTGGCATCGTGCCTTTCAAGAACGGCGTCATGACAGACGTGGAGGCCGAGGAGAAAGAGATCGTCGTCGCGGAAGAACTGCACCGCATGATCACCGAATGGCGGGATTTCCGCTTCCGCTGGAAGATGAACGCTCACTTTTTCACCATGTGGGGCGTCAGCTTCACCTACCGCGAAGACAACCTCGACTGGCGGTGGAAGGTGTCTTCCCTGCAAGACGTTAAGGTGCCGCGTGGGACACAGGCGACGGTCAACGAAGTGGACCGCATCTTCATGAAGGCCGACATGACCCCGTCGGATCTGTTCGCCAAGATCAGAGACCCGGAAGTTGGAAGACTAGCCGGGTGGAACGAAGCGCAGATACGCATGTCGTGCGCCAACGCCCAACCCAAGCCGCTCAACACGCAGTCCCCCGAGGACATGCAGGCGATGTGGAAAGACAACTCGGTGTATAGCGGCAACACCAACATCGTCGTGCAGGTGGTACACGGGTTCGTCAAAGAAGTGGACGGATCGGTCAGCCACTACATCGTAGATTACACATTGAACACGGCAGAAGCCCAGTTCATCTACGAGAAGAAGGGCAAGTTTGCCGACATGTCGGAGTTTATCAACGCCTACCTGTTTGGCGTCGGCACCAACGGAGATTTCCACAGCATTCGAGGCAACGCCTTCAATCTGTTCCCGTCGGCAGCCGCCCTCAACAAACTGCGCTGCAAGCTCGTGGACAAAGCCAACGACGAGGCCAACACTTTCCTCTCAACCGACAACGAAGACGCGACCATCGACAACATGATCGTTCCTCGTGGACCCTACTTCCAGCTTACCACTGGGGTCAACTTCGTGGAAAGGGCAACGCCTCCGGTCGCCGGGAACCTTGTCCCGGCCATCGAAGAGATGGAGCAGACTTTCCGTGTTCAATCCTCCGGCATGGCCCCGCGATCCACCGCGCAAACCGAGCGAGGACAGAAGACCAAGTACGAACTCCAACGCGCCGACGAGATCGACTCGTCCCTCACCAGCGACTCCATGGACATGTTCTTGGACTCTTGGAAGTGGGACTACCGCGAGGTGGTGAAGCGCGTCATCAACCCCGATCTTCAGGAAGATCACCCAGGCGGCAAGCAAGCGTTCGACTTCCGCCGCCGTTGCGAGCAACGCGGCGTGCCGTATGTCCTGCTCCAGCAACTTGACTTCGACAACATCAACCTCAACCGAGGCATCGGTCGTGGTTCGTCTGCCGAACGTCGGTCAGTGCTGAGCAACCTCAACGACACCATCTTCGGACGGCTTGATCCCGAAGGGCAGCAAATCCTTACCCGTGACACCATCGCGGCACAGACCGACTACCGGTATGCCTTGATGCTGGTGCCACGGCAAGCGGGTCAGCGTCCTCCAGTGGACAAGCAGATCGCCAACATCGAGAACATGGACCTCAAAACAGGGTCCGACGCAGTGCTGGTGCCGAATCAAAACCACATCGTCCATGTCGGTGCACATCTGGAGTTGCTGCAAGCGTACGATGCCGCCATCGCCGAGGTGCAGGTGGAACTGAAAGACGCCATTCCGGTGATGCTGAAAGCCTCCGAGCACTGCAACGAGCACATGCAGTACATCGACCCAGAAAGCCAGCCGTATCGCACATACAAGCAGGCGCTTCAGCAGCTTAACGAGGTCATCACCAACGGGGCAAAGCACCTGGAGGCCGACCAGCGCAAAGCGCAGAAGGCGATGGAAAAAGGACTGCCACCACCCGAAGAGGACGGCACGCCACCTGGGGTGCATGGTCAGGCGGTGGACGCCAAAGCGCGGCTTGAAATGATACGCCAAGAAGGTTTGACCAAACTGGAGATTAAGAAGCAGGAGGCCGACCAGAAACTCCTCTTCAACGACGCCTTCGCCGCGCAAAAGCTCAAGCAGATGAGCGCCGAGCAGCAGATTAAAGCCCGTCAGAGACCCACAGCATGAACACCCCGATATTAAGCAGTCCAGAAATTCGTAAGTTCAGGAGTTCCGTCCCGTTGCAGCAATCCCTGAAAGCGGCTTTAGAGCAGCCAGAAATCAAAGCTGCCCTTGAAGCCATTGCCAGCACGGTGCTGCCAAGAAGCATCCCCGACACCATCCCCGGCAATCACCCGGACACGGCTATCGCTCACCAGTATTACCGCATGTTTGGGGTTCAGCAGGTGCTCTCCACGTTGGAAGCCATGACAGTCCCATCCGGGAAGCACAAACTCGACAACGGGGGCAAACTTTCAGCTTTTGAAGACAGCCTGCCCGACGAATACGCCGACCCGCTGCCACCTTCTGAGCGCCTCGAAAAATAGCGCCTGAAAATCTATGCTAAACCCCACTACCCCGCCTCCCTCCGTCGAGATCGACGGAGCTTCGTTCAATGCCGCCCTTGCGGCCACCGTCCCTCAAGCTACCGGAATGCAGCCCGTCCAGGCTCCCGCCGTAGTTGAAGCGCCCCCAGTCACTCCTTCAGTCGAGGTCAAACCTGTGGAGGTCAAACCTGCCGACGAGAAACCCAAGAAAGGGTTGGACGCTCTCCCCGAGGAAAAAATCGAGGAAGAAAAGAAAGAGGAGAAAATCGAAGCCAAATCTCCCGAAGAACCGGAGGTGGACACTTCCAAGTGGGCCAAACCCCAGCAGCAAGCGTTTGCCGCCATGCGTGCGGAGAAGAAACGCGCTGAAGAAAAAGCTCGTGACGCCCAGATCCGTTACGACAAGCTCCAAAAAGAATACGAGCAGGCCAAAGCCAACCCCAAAGACAGCGAGGAAACGCTGAAAAAGCTCGAACGTCTGGAATCGTGGGAGAAAGCCCAGGATCTTCGCAACACCCCCGAGTGGATCGAAACCATTCAAGCGCCGATCCAGAAGTCTCTGGATATGCTTCACCGCATCGCTGACCACGCCAACATTGACGCCCAGGCTTTGATTGAGGCCACCGACGAGGAGGTGCCGTTTGAGCGCATCCTTGCCATTCGCAAGGTGTTCGACGAGTCAGACACACCCGTCCCAGACACCCTCATCACTGCCGCCGTGCAGGAGGCCGAGAAGCTCCACCCTCTTTACCAAAAAGGGTCGGATATGGAGAGGAACGCCGCTGAAACTCTCACCAGTCTCCGCTATCAGACCGATCAACAAAAAGCCGAGATTTCCAAAGCCGAAGAAGCGGCTTATGTGAAGCACCACGACCACATCTACGGGCAGATGGCAAAGAAACTGCCGTCGCTGTTCAGCAAACCTGAGATCGCTGACGAAGTAAAAGCAGCACGCCCAGCCACCGACCCAGCCGAAAGGGCATTCCAGGCTCAAGCAGCCGCCCTGCTTCCTTCAATAGCCCAAGAACTGTTCGCTCTGCGGGAAGAAGTGAAGAAGGAGAAGGCTTCCAAGCTCGCTTTGCTAGGCGCTCGCCCCGGCGTCAACCCTTCCCCGGCACCCACCTCTAAACCGGCCAGCGACGACGACGTGGAGCTTGACGAAGAGGGTCTGACATCAGCCCTCCGCCAGCGCCGGTAACATCCCCCAAATTGCAGTGCCGGGTTGGCTTAATCGCCGACCCGGCATTTTTTTTTGTTGACGTTGTGGGATATTGTATATATTCTGCACCATTGAAGCGTAACATCACCCGTCCTTCACGGGTACTTTGGTCACTAACCGGAGCGTAAATCTAGCCAGGACACCTCCCCTGACATCAAGCAATTCGCCTTGCTTACGTCATCAGGGGCATTCCCACGGTCGCGTTGAGCGGGCTTAACAAACCACTCATTTATTTCACGACTATGCCTGCTACCGCACTCGACCAGTACTTCCTCTCCGACGCCTCTCGTATCGAAGGCAAGGTGGACAAAATTATGCGCGTCAAAGGACGCCTCTCCGCACTCCTCAAGAAGGACATCCTGCCTGACGGCATGGGCTTCAACTTCTCGACGGTGATCGTCAAACGCTCCACCGGCGTCGGTGGCGGCTGGGTGCCGGTCTCCACACCCGATGGCTCCGGCAACAACTGCGTGCCGACGCCAACCGTCATCAGCCCAGCGATGACTCAGATCACCTACTCGGCGTTCCAGACGACCCAGTATTCCAACGACATCTGCTTCCGCGATCTGGCGGCTGCCTACGATGCAAAAGACCAGCTTTCCGCCATTCGCGACAACTTTGTCGCCAACGTGGTCGATACCTGGGACTTGCAAGACAAGGCGCTGTTCCTCCAGAACGCCGGTCACAAGATCGTCTTCAACTCGTCCCTGACCGAGACCACCAACGGCAGCACGATGCCAGCCGTTCCCGCCACCAGCACGATCAACCAGGGTCTCCTCGACGTGCTCTACAACCGTGGTACACAGGACGGCATGGGCGAAGAATCCGCCTACGCCAAACGTCAGGGCGCTCCGATCCTGCCGCTCATCCTGTCCCAAGAAGCTCACCGGACGATCATCAAAGGAGATGACTCGATCCGCAACGACTTCCGCTGGGCCGACTCCGGCAAGAGCGATGGCGCTGTCTTGCTCCAGTCCTGGGGCATCGACCGCGAATACGGTGGTTTCCACCACATCGTCGATCAGCGTATGCCACGCTGGGACTTCGTCAACGGTGCCTGGGTCAATCGTCCGTTCTACTCCAACACGGCCACCACCATCGGTGACGAGGCCAACGTGAGCGCGGCCTACCAAGCTGCCGAGTTTGAAGACCTCTACATCTTCAGCCCCGACATGATGACCCGTCAGGTGCCAAAGCCCTCGACCTCCTTCGGTTCGGGTTCCAGCGCCAAGGCGATCAGCTTCAACGGAGAAGTCGTGTGGCTCAACATCCCCGACAAAGTCGAGAATCCGTTCAGCGACATCGGCTTCTTCGCCGCCCGCCTCTACGCCGCCTACAAGCCCCGCAAGGTGCAATACGGCTACGTCGTCCGCTTCAAACGCTGCCCTAACGTGGCTAGCACCTCCTGCCCCGCCTACTAATTGACGGGAAGGTCAACGGCGGGGGTTCTGCTCAACACAGACCCCCGCCTTCTTTTTGAACTCAGCTACCATCAATCCCATTTCCCACTATGATCCTGATCCCAATCCCGCAAGGACTTGACGCCGCCAACTATCCCGAAGGCGAATCGTTTGAAATCACCGCCACCGTTGTCCGAGGCCCAAACGGGTTCGAGGTGGAGGCTATCGAAGGCATGCCCGTCGAATCTGAAGAAGCCATGGAAGACGAAGCCATGGAAGCTGAAACCGAGATGGACGAAGCCGGTCTTGCGAAAGCCATGGGCCGAGGCATGATGGGGGCATAACCGCCATGAATGTCACCACTCTCACCGGAACGACCGAGGACGCAGCCACTCTCACAGTGCTGGGAGCCTCGGCGTTCGCCGACACTGAAGTCGGACTTCTTCAGCAACTTCTGATCGCCGTCGCCAACGCATGAATGTGACCCCCCTTTATGGAGAATCTCAAGCCAACACGGCTCGAACCCTAATCGGGGGTCAGGCTATTGGCGAGAACCGCAACGACTTGCTTCGGCAGGTGCTTGTGGCAACCGCCAATAAAGTGGGAGCAAGCACGCCAACGGCGACAACGCTTACTTATGCGGCTTCGGTCGTGCTGGACTTCTCTGGTGCCGACTTTCAGACGGTGACTCTTGCGGGCGACATCACGTTCACCACAAGCAATCTGGCCGCAGGACGAAGCAAGACCGTCCGCATTATCGGAGACGGCTCGTCTCGCAACTTCACTTTCCCCGGTGGTTGGATCTTTGTGGGCGCGGCGGCTCCAACTGCCCTGGCTGCCAACAAGACTGCAATTCTTACCATGACCAGCTTCGGCACCGCCGACGCCAATGTGGTTGCGGCCTACTCTGCACAGCCCTGACAAGCCCATGCCTTCCGCCAACTCGCTCTCGCTCAACAACGTCGCCTTCTTGAGCCTGAACGCGCCAGTTTTTGTGGGTCCGCTTGATGCTCTGGTGGCTCAGGGGGCAACATTTTTATATGCTGCATCAAGCCAGCGGCTGTTAACCAGTTACACGGGTAACGCTTGCCGACTTCAAGGCAACGGAACTGGTAGCCCCGAAGCGGAGATTGGCTATCTGCCAAATGGCGACATTGACCTAGCGGCAGTGGCAGCAATTGCGGCACAGGATGGAGGCACTGAGGCATTCGGCGTAACTTGGTATGACCAGCTTGGAGTCAGAAATGCTACCCAAGTGTCTGCTGCTAATCGGATGCCATTTAGCACAGCGCTCAATGCAAAAGGTGGGTGGGGCAATGGCGTCGCCATGCAGAAATGGTTTAACCTAAATTTAGGCGAAGTTCCGTTTCCGTTTTACGTTTCTGCCGTGGTTAAAACCGTAACTTCCGTTAGCAGTCGCCATATTCTTGGGACAAGCAACGGATTAACTAATAGGTTGATGCGAACCAGCAATGGGGCAATGCAACAAAATTTTGGCCTCACACTTGCTGGAACACCATTGGAAGTATCAGACGGTTTACATGTTCTTGGGTTTTTAGCAAATGGAGCAAGCTCAAAACATTTCAGAGACGGAACGCTACTAACAACAGGCGATGCTGGAAACAGTCAAAACAGCATGCTTAGTGGGCGCATTGGTGCGGCATCAAGTGCCTCCACTTCATATTTGAACACCGCTGGAAACGCCATCATGGAAATGGTCATATTCTCAATGGACCCAACAAGTCTTGCTGGATGGAACGATTTCCAAGCTAACCAATTGGCACGCTATTCATAATGATTATTTACGTTCCATCTTCTGCCGCCGAAGTGTTGAGCCGAGAGCTTTGGGCGCTGTCGCGTCCTACCACAGTTAGTCAGCCGGGAGACACCGAGTTCATGTTTGGCTGGACCGATGACATCGTTGGCCAACGGTGGATTGAGGTGCATGACGACTTCTCCATTGTCATCCATCCAGACGCGGAGCTTGGCGGCATTGCCGACATTATCCAACCGTGGATCGACGCAGGTCAATTGCCATCCGACACGAACGCGCAACTGGCTGCGCTTCTTGATTCTAAGCGTGGTCAACGTCTGGTCGTTTATGACGCTTTCCCGCAGCTTTTCAAGGACATGAGCAAGACCTACGAGCAAATGGTTGCCGCTGGGTTATTAACTGAATCCGAATAACCCACTATGCCCTCCGCCTCGTCACTCTCACTCAACAACGTCGCCTTCTTGGGGGCGGCAGGGAATGCTGGCGGTTATGTGAGAACTGCTTTTTTGCTGGAAGGTTACGGCGGCAGTTCTGCGCTTAACGATCCTGACAGCCCATACGGGGTTTTTGATTTCGCAATCGGGGCTTTAGCTTCAGCTTACCCAAATGAAGATGTTACGATCATTCTGCAAGCGAATTATGGCACGATCTATCCCTCACTAACACTGACGACAGTTCTAACTGATGGGGGTAGTTTAACTGTTAAATCTGATGATTCAGGCTCTCGGACCATCACAACATTTGATATTGGTAACGTCGAAAACGTCGATCTTCGTCTCGACGACGTTGCGATTACAACGCTAAGTTGGAACAACAATAACACCACAACTTCTCGAAACGCCGGGATTATTACTGGCACTTCTGCACTTATCGGCACCCTCAACATTAACGGCGAGGGCCCATCCGGCACGGGGGCATCTGGAAGCAACGGCGGATCTTTTACCGGTTCTTCAGGTTTTAATGGTTCCGATGGAAGTCCTCCTTCTGCGGGCGGGACAGGTGAAGAAGCCGTTGCTAATGGTGGAAACGGTAACTCGGCCCTGGGTAACTCGGCTTGGAGCATCACATTACTGGGCAGTGGAACCGTCACTCAGTTAAACGGCTACGGCATTGCTGCAACTGGCGGCGACGGTGGGACAGGTGGCATTGCTAATGGAGGCAACGGCGGGGGAGGCGGAAATTCAACATCTACTGAGTATCCAGAGAATGGCGCTGACGGTGGACGCGGAGGTGACGCCAGTGCTAATGGCGGAGATGGCGGAACCGGCACCGGAGGAAACGGAGCGCAAATCTTTAAAACAACAGGTTGGGTCATCGCAGCTTCAAACATTGCTGGTGGTGAAGGGACCGGAGGTAGCGGTGGGACAGGTGGCATTGCTAATGGAGGCTCGGGAGGCTCGGGAGGCTGGGGAGCAATGGGCGGTTCCTCAGGAAACTACGGAAGCAACGGTTCTCAAAGCACTTACTCGGGAGGTGCGGGCGCTTCAATTAGTGGAACAGCAGGAACAATCACTACAATCTGATCAGTAACTATGAGCCACGACGAATCCCTCGCCATTGACGAACTTCGCAAAACCATCCGCTGGCTGGTTGGCGGTGTCATCGGCCTTTTAGCTGGAGCCGCCACGGTAGGCGGATGGGTAGCAACTCAAGAAAGCCGGATCTCCAGTCTTGCTGATGCTGATCGAATCTCCAGCACAGATCGTTCTGAAATGCGCGGAGAACTGAGGGCGCATTCATCCATCATCAATGCGATCCAAAAGGACTCCGCCGTTCAGAGTCGCGATCTGCAATACATCCGTGAAGCAGTCACGGAAATTAAGGAGTCCATGAAAAAGCCCTGACTTATGTGGCCTTTCACCTCCAAACCAAAGCCACCCCTTCGCCGTCTAAACGGAGCCACGATACACGCGATGGTGACACGCGCACTGGAAGGCAAGACGCTGTCGAATTTTCGCTTTCTCATGCAGAAAGGCGTAATGACTTGCCCGTCTAAACCGATGCTGCGCAAGGCCGCAGATCAAGCCCACAGACCTTGGCAAAGCAACCTGTGGGAGTGCGAGGATCAAGCCCGTGCAATGGTTCATCAAGCACAGCTTGCTGCCGCCAAGGAAGGATGCTCTTGGGCTGTGGGCACACTGCGTGCCGCCGCTCCCGAAGGATCGAGCCACGACCTCCATGTGTTCGTCTGGGCCATCATTGACACGCATGAAGGGTTGCAATTCACCTTGTTCGACCCCACTGTCGATGACTGGGCCGACGTGCCTGACCTCTCCGGCGTGGACTACGCACTGACATGAAAAACTTGCCATACATGCCGTTGATCCGTCCAGTTCGAGATTCGAGCTTTGGATTTGGCTTCTTGCCGCGCATCGGGCCGCTGAAGACCTGGATTCAGGGACCGCTGTTTGAACTGTGTGAGCCGCACGACTTCACGGTTTGCAACACGGGCTTTGAGAAGCAATACCACATCCCAACGGGATACCAGTTTGACAAGGCCAGCGTGCCCCCTTTGGCGTGGTCGTTCGGTTTCACACCGGATGGCATTTGCACGGTGCCAGCCTTGGAGCACGATTTCCTATGCGATCTCCATCACGGCGGTTCCGCATGGCTCCGCGAGCACTTGGGCGAGATCCCGCCTGCTCCGCCGCCTGCGGCTATCCACAAGCACTTCTACCTCGCCCTGCAAGCCTGGGGTATGCGCGAGAGCAAAGCCAAGGTCATGTTCAAAGGGGTCGATTGGTTCGGTCCTGGCGGCAAAGCGTGGCCCTCAAGCTGGTTCAAACGTGCCGCCAAAAACCCTCAACGCATCTAGCCGTGGTCGCAGCCCTTTCCATTCCTGAATTTGCCGGGCTGTTCGTCACCGCAGTCTCCCTGCTCATCTTTTCAACCATCGCCCTTTTCCGACCATGACATACCCACCAAAATATTCGTGGCTCTCCAAAATCGGAGCTTTGCCAAAAACGATTGCAGAATCCCTCCCTCTGATCGGCGTTCAAGAGATCGTCGGCAAAGGCAGCAACAAAACCATTCTCGCGTGGCGCGACGAGTTGAACCTCGCTGGCGTGAAGATCACGGGTTACGGCGACGACGACATCCCTTGGTGCGGACTTTTCGCCGCCATCATCGCTTACCGACGCATGAATGCCGCCGCCGAGGTGGTCAAAGACCCGCTCTGGGCACGAAACTGGGCCAAGTATGGCACCAAGTCAGCCGCAGCGGGTCTTGGGGATGTGCTTGTCTTCGTCCGCAATGGCGGCGGTCACGTCGGCTTCTACGTCGCCGAGGACAGCACCGCGTATCACGTCATCGGGGGCAACCAAGGCAACAAGGTCAGCGTCACCCGAATTGCCAAGGATCGCTGCATTGCAGTCCGCCGCCCCCTCTACAGCACCGTGCCCTCCAGCGTGAAGCCCTACCACGTCAAAGCTGCTGGCGACCTGTCCGCCAACGAAGCCTAGCATCACATTGGTCTTGTCCGCTCCCCGTATTTGATATACAATCTGATCTATTATGCCTGACATCTATCTCATCCGCAAAAGTCTCCAGTGGGTCAAGTTCTCCAACGCCACCGCAGTAGCGTTGACGACTGCGGCAGACGAACTGAAAATCTGGTCCGGCGAGTTCAGGGACATTTTCAACGCGACTGGGATTAACTATCAAGACTCAGACTCTCCCAGCATAGCAACCATACTCGTTCCTACGATGACTGCGGCTTTGATGGACAGCATTAGTGTATCCGCCACTGCCTATGGGCCGAGCGTGACCGGACCGCTCACGCCGACTGTCAGTGACGAGGTGAAACACGCCGCGTTGCGTCAAACGCTTTTGTCACGAACCCATTGGAAGATTAGCGTAAGCACCGGCCCCTCTCCTCTGTATGCAACGTGGGCGGACGGGGACATCTTTTCCAACAACCCGCCTGAGACGAACTAATGTCCACGTTCAAACCAGCGAACCCGCCGAAGGCTAAAGCCTCCATGTCCAAACCGGACGAGGGCAAGTACTTCGACTTGGTGCCAACGCCAAACCCTCGGGAGATGGCTGTGATAGTGAGGCAGAGATCGGACACGTTCAACCCTACCGAAGTGCCGGAGATTGGCACGGCGTACAAAGACAGTTCGTTCCTGTCGGTGCGCCCACGTGTCCAGCTTCAAGGGTTCGAGGACTACGTGCTGCTCAATTTCGGCAAAGAGGGGGACAACTTGTGGTTCAAGTACGGCAAGAACAAAGCGGTCACCGATCAAGCCACTAGGTTCCGCACCTTTTTCACCAACCAAAGGTACACATGGCCTGCGGTTTTGGAGGATTTGTACATAGTGCAGACTTCGGCTTTCCAGCAAGCTGTGTTCAACGGCACGACTACGCAGACGCAGCCTAGCTTTTTCCCAAGGTACACCTACCGTCCAGCCGTCTCCGTGAGCACAGTGGTAATGGTCGAGCAATTTTTGTCCCCCTTCCCTTGGACCAAATCTGACATCACCCAGCGTCAGCCCATACCTACGGGGGTGCATGGTAGTTGGGTGGGACTGTCTTTTGATTTTCAAGAGTGCCTGCACCCCAGCATCGCCATACCTGAAAAAGTGCCTGCGGCTACCGTCGTGGTCGGGGTCGGAGTGGTGAATCCTCCGGCGTCTCGAAGCCCGCAGAGGAAATTCATCCCTGAGACAAACTTTCTCGATTGGGCACCGTTTGTTTACGAAGACTCCGTGCAACCCTCCAACGGGTTTTGGTTGCGCGAGCGCGTCACATATTTCCCACCAATCCGTCCTTCAGAGGTCTTCTCATGATTCGCACTACCGCAGGAGAGTTTGAGGCAGACAGCCCGTTCTTGAAAAAGAGCACTCCGCAAGGATATGGGGGCGTGCAGGTGGACTATTCTCGGTCGGGAAACGGCTTCCATGTGGTGCCCGCACCCGTAATTGAATCAAGCCTGTCTAATTCAGGTTCGCGTGGTGAGCCGGGTGAAGCCGGGCCAGAAGGGCCGCCTGGACCAGCCGGACCTCAAGGTGCTCCCGGAGAAACTGGGACAACCGGTGTAACCGGTGAAACCGGGCCAACCGGGCCAACCGGGCCAACCGGGCCAACCGGGGCTACTGGAGCTACTGGAGCTACTAGCGGTAATACCGGGCCAACCGGACCGACCGGTGAGACTGGGCCAACTGGAGCTACTGGTGAGACTGGAGCTACTGGTGAGACTGGGGCTACTGGCAATACTGGGAATACTGGAGACATCGGCCCAACCGGGCCAAGCGACGGACCAACTGGACCTCCCGGACCAACCGGACCCCCTGGACCAACCGGCGATTCCGGACCGCCCGGACCCCCTGGAGATCCTGGTGGCCCTCCCGGACCGCCCGGACCCCCTGGAGATCCTGGTGGCCCTGGATCTCCTGGTGGCCCAGGATCTCCTGGAGACCCTGGTGGCCCCGGACCGCCCGGACCCCCTGGAGATCCTGGTGGTCCCCCCGGTCCTCCCGGTCCTCCAGGGCCAGACGGAGGCTCCGGTGGCCCTGGATCTCCCGGATCTCCTGGAGATCCTGGTGGCCCCGGACCGCCCGGACCCGATGGTCCTCCAGGACCAAAAGGAGACACTATCGTCAACAATGGGCAGGGCATTTACGCCTTCGGCATCATGGAGAGCATGCACGCCACGTTTTGCGGGCGCGTGCCAGCCAATGGACCCATCCCAGCAAAGTTCGTTGCCGCATGTGAAGACGGGAGTATCAGCCGTCATCGTAGCGTGTGTGACAAATGGGATATGCTGATGGGCATCCAAAAAGGTCTGGCAGACTGGTGCATGCCCGACAAGACGCACGATCAGTTTTTGCGTGCCAGGGAAATCTGGAAAACGCTGCAAGCCTGAACAAATGGATTGCAGTGTTCGGTTTTGGAGCGAGCAAAGCGCATGAACACCGTCATCAATTTTATCGACCCCAGTGCCACGATTGGGTCACATTCCAAGGTGTGGCACTTCGCGTGCATCATGGCACAGGTGCAAATCGGCGAACATTGCTCTATCGGCTCACGCGCTGAGATCGGACTTGGCACTACCATAGGCGATCACAGCCGAATCAGTGCTGGAGTGTTTCTCCCCGCGCACACGAAAATAGGGCGTGGCGTGTTTATCGGACCCAACACTGTTTTCACCGATGACCGGTACCCACGAGCCGGAACGGAGTACGATGCGCAGCCGCCGACGATTGAAGACGGGGCAAGCGTCGGAGCCGGGTGTGTCATCCTTCCCGGAGTTCACATTGGCGCTGGCGCAATGGTCGGAGCCGGAAGCGTTGTCGCCAAAAATGTTTCTCCCGGCGCAATCGTGCGAGGAGAAGCTGCACGCTGCACCAATCACACCACATGAAAATTTCCGCATGTCTCATCGTCAAGAATGAATCCGCGTGCATTTCCCGCTGCATCGCCAGTGTGGCGGATGCCGACGAAATTGTCATCCTCGACACCGGGAGCGCCGACGACACTGAGGCAGTTGTTGCCGCACTCAATCTACCCAACGTACGTTTCATCAAAGATGCCTACCAGTGGCAAGACGATTTCGCTGACGCCCGAAATGCGGCGTTGGATTACTGCATGGGCGACTGGAGGCTGATCATTGACGCTGATGAAACCCTCGCCGCTGGCAGTATGGGCCTGTTGCGTAAAGCAATCTCCACCGCCAAAGGCAGGACGTTGTATTTCAAGACCCGTAGCGAATCAACCGCAGGGGTTCACCGATCCATCCGCGCCTTTCGCCGTGGCGTCAAGTATGTTGGTGTCGCGCACGAGACGCCTGACACCAACGATGGTGAGGAGTGCGAGGCTGAGATCGTGTACGGATACTCGCCTGCTCACGGTCTTGACCCTGATCGCATGTTGCGCATTCTCACCAAAGAGCACGCTCAGAATCCCGACAACGCACGCACGCTCTACTATTTGGCGCGTGAGTTCTACTACCGAAAGATGTGGCCTCAGGCCATTGAGTTTTTCGAGGAATGTGTAAAGCGCAGTTCTCACCTTGCCGAACGGGCAGACGCCTACCTTTACCTCGCCCGCATCTACTGGCAGACCCAGCGCGGTGACGAAGCTCGCACCGCATGTATGAACGCCATCACCATCAACGCCAATTTCCGTGAAGCCTTGCTCTTCATGGCGACGTTGAGCTTTGAGCACAATGCGGTGAGGTGGCGCGAGTTTGCTGAGCATGCCACCAACGAGCGGGTGCTGTTTGTAAGAACTTGCTGAGACAGTCGTTGCTGTCCTCAACTCTCAAATTCAAGTGGACTCTGACACAGAAATCCACTATTCTGACGTACTCTTATGGCTGCTAAACCTACATACGAAAAATTCCATTCGCAAGGTTATAGGGATTGGACCCCCAATCTCAACAATCTATGAAATTCTGGTGGCAATCATTCAATAAGGCGTTCACTCCCGAAGAGTGCCAGTGGCTCGTCAAGTATGGGCTGACCCACCAACCCGTCACCGCGACTGTGGGGCACGGAGGCAAGAGCGTCGTCGATGACCATCTTCGTCGGTCGAAAGTGAGATGGCTCTCCCGCACTGACCCCAACTTGGCGACGTTCTACGACCGCATTGAGTGTATGGCCCTCAAGTCCAACGCCAACGCTTTCGGTTTTGACATCGCCGGGTTCCACGAGGTCCAGTTCACCGAATACAACGCTGATGACAGCGGCACCTACGGATGGCACGAAGACAACAACTGGACGAAAGCCACACCGTTTGATCGCAAGATGAGCATGGTGATCCAGCTTTCTGACAAAGAAGCGTACACCGGAGGCAAGCTCGAACTCGTCCACGATCCGCTGCCTGCTGGCACGTTTGAAAATCAAGGCGACGTGATCTTTTTCCCGGCGTTCAACCGTCACCGAGTAACTCCTGTGCAACTGGGAGTGCGACACTCCCTTGTCACTTGGTTCGTCGGTCCCAAATTCAGATAGACTCCAACACACAAATCCACTATTCTGACGCACTATTATGAACACATACGGAAAATCTCCTTCGCAGTATTTCATGGGCAAAAGCCCCAAATACAAGGCGGCTAAGAATAAGATAGAAGGCAAGAGCGGTGGAAAGGGGAAAGGAAAACCAAACATCCAGCCAAGCAACCTGGGTACGTTTCGCACCCCAAATTCAAATAGACTTCAACACATAAATCCACTATTCTGACGCACTCTTATGTCCGACAAAAAACCTACATACGGAAAACTCCCTTCGCAAGGGTTCATGAACCGGAACCCCAGATACAGGGTGGCCGAGCACAAGCTGGAGGGTCCGCGTGAGAAAAAGCCCGAGCCGGGCAGTTCTTTGGACGTGCATAAGCTCTTGAATGCGGGGTACTCTCGGGACGAAGCAGAATATGCGGCGTCCGACGCACGCGAACGAGGCATGCGCACTGCTTTCGGCAAAACAGACCTTGAACCCAACCGCAACCTTTCCCCTCGGGAACGTCGCCGAATGGGGTTGGACGGAAACTCTGGTGGAACCCGCACGCCCACCGGCCCGACAGACGATCAGCGCAAATGGGCGAGAAATTTCCGAGAAAGCCAGAGGCCGATTACCACATCCACGAAACCTACATTGCCGCCCACGGGCATATCCGCCGTGGACATGCTAACACCTCAAGTCTCCACTGCCACTCGCGGTCCTGCACCTGCGATGAACTTCTCCCGTTCAGCCTTGGTTGAGGGTGCCAAAAGGTCTGGCGATTTTGACAGAGTGCGTGGGGATTACAACAGGCAGTCCGCAGCAGCCCAAACCGGCATGCGGATGAACGACCGTGGCAGCATAGCCCCTCTTGATAGAACGACCGCCGGGGCTGACGGGATGACCCCCTACGCTCGCGAGAAGTTCGGACCTGCGGTTGAGGACAACCGCGCTCGCCGCGACTTCGCCACTGGCAAATCGACGACCACTTCGGGCACGACTGGACTGTCTTCGGGCATAAACAGCAACCCGAACGCCGACGAAATGACTCCTGGCACGGGTGGAGTGCGCCCCACTCAAGCAGCCGACTTCCGTCGCGAAATCACCAGCAACTATGGCAGGGGTTCAAACGTCACTCGCACCGACGGTCAAGCTGGAGGCAAGATGTCTGACCCACTCACCGGGAGACAGGTGCCGATACGTCAATGGGGGAGGGATCAGACTGCTGTACAAGACACCAAACGGCCAAGCGGCACCGCGTCGTCGTCGGCAAGACCAGCGCAGCGCAGCGGAGGGGGAAGTCGTAAATGAACACGCGCCTCACACTCGCTGACGTTCGCTCGATTTTGGCCCCGATGGTCAACTCGTCGAACCTGAACGATCCTTTGTTTTTGCAAACGATCAACGAGGTACAAGAGCGATACATCAACAGCGGCAAATGGAAAGGCAGCATCGTCACTCTGAGGTACGAGTCTTCCACGGGGTTTATCACGATGCCCTACAACTACGCTGCTGCGTTGGCGCTGACGTACGACCGCTATCCCTTCCCGATCTTTACGGAGTTCCATCAGTACGTTGAGGAAGGGCCGGGAAAAGTGAACGACACACTCCATTGGCCGGGCATTCTCATCGACCTCGGCGACGGCTTTTGCACGCAAGCAGACATCCCCGCCGCAGGAGTTGTCCGCATTTACTCCTCGGCGTCCGACAACGGCAAGGTGGTGCGAGTGTACGGGAATCTCAACGGCGTCACCGTCTATGACTCAAACGGCAACGAAGGAGAGGCAGTCACGCTTGCCGCGCCTTTCGTCGCCACCACCAACCAATTCACCGAGATCACCGGAATCACCAAGCCGCTTACCTCGGCACGGGTGTACGCCAAGAGTTGGGATGGTTCGACCGAAACTTTGGTGGGCACCTACCAACCAAACGAGACGAGGCCATGCTACCGCCGTTACCAGACCGGGGTAGCCGAGAAAGAGATCCGACTCATCTGCCATCGCCGGTTCATTCCGACTGTGGCCGAAACCGATTGGATCATCCCCGGCAACATCTCTGCGCTGCGTGCTGGCATCCAGGCACGACTGTTTGAGGACGCCTCGGATATGGACGCCGCCGACGCTTCGTTTACGCGGGGACTCAATTTCCTCAACGATGAATCCAAGACCTTCCGAGGCGGTGGACGCGCCACCCTCAACAACAACCCTACCCCCTGGTCCGTTACCCAAGGGACGAACATGACCTGATATGGCCGACCCCCTCTCACAACTTGGCATTTCCCGTCGCCCCGCCAGCGAGATGTTTGATGGGTCTTCGCGCCCTAAACGCTCGTTTGCCTTCGACATGCTCGGCACTCCGGACGTGTCCGCCCCAGGGTGGGGCATGGCTGCCCGCCGTGGCGTAGAAGAGCACCAAGCAGCCGTTGACGAAGACCTTGCCATTCAAGACGAGCGCATGGCTGCTGCTAGGCAGCGTAAAGCCGAAGCCGTGGCCGACGAGTATTCCAGCAAGCGGGGACGCACTGCTAGGCAGAGGTTCTTTGAAGAGCACGGCGACGACATGGCCGCTTCCAAACGGTACGGGGACATCGCCGAATACCAGAAGTCGCAGCCAAGTTACGCCGACAGGACTCTCGCCAGGAACATCGCCAACCAGATCGACGACCCCGACGAGAGAAACGTGTTCCTCGGCGCGGTGTCCGAAGGATTCGGCACTCTGGCCGCTCGTGAAGAGGCGGATCGGTTCCGTCTCAAGCGAAGCGCCGACGCTGGACTCGCCAAACTGGGGATTCACCCCACCGAACGGAAACGCATTCTTGAAGAGGAGGGCTACGACGACGCCGTGGTCAACTACTACGCCTCTCAAAAAGAGGGTGGAAAAGTGCCTCCCGAAGCCATCGCCTTGGACAAATACTACAAGCTGCTGGAAAGCCGGATCGCTTCCGCCCTTAGCGCCAACTACAATAGGATGGAAAAAGTCGATCCAAAACTTGTTGCGGAAAGGGATCGAGTGGGGGAGATGCTTTCCGACATGTACAAGAAATCGTTTGAGCCGCCCGTCCCGCCAGCGTCGTCTCAGTTTGCCCCGCCAACGGCGGCAGGTGCAACTCCGGTTACAGGATCAAAAGCTCCGTTTGCCCCGCCAACTGCGGCAGGTGCAACCCCGGTTGCAGGACCAGAAACGCCAGAACAGAAACTGAGAAAGAAATACAACATCGAATAATCCCATGGCTACTAGCACCGTCACTGATTGGGATGAAATCGAAGCAGACCCTGACTTCTCTTCACTGCCGCAGGAAAGTCGCGTCAGAATGTTTGACGACTGGGAGAGGAATTTTAACAGAACCCTGCTGGAGGACGCAGATCTTGACAAGGTCAAGCCGGAAGGACTAAACCGTTTTGCCGCTACCAACGCCGTTCGCCGTCGCAAGTTGGCTGGGGAAGACGTGAGTGATCCCGACGCCGCAGCGAAAACGTGGGCCGAGCAAAAACAGGCGGAAGCCAAGCTCGCGCAGCAATCTCTGAAAGACTACGCCGATGTCGAGGACAAGAAGTTTCGTTTGAACGATGCGCGTAGCATGCCGGGTGTTGACGAATTTGGTCAAGCATCCCCGGAGTGGGAAGAAGGCGTGTCTAAAGCCTCGCAAAACCTTGAGGCCGCAGAAGCCAAGTTTACGCCCGAAGTTAGAGAGCAAGCAAAAGCTGCAAACGAAGCTCTCAAAGGCGAGCGCAAGATCGCGACGTTGCAAGGCAACATCTACACCGACCCCGCGTTGGTGCTCAACAAAGACGAGTTTCGTCAGCAAGTTCTCGACAGTGACGCCTCTCCCGAAGCCAAGGCGTTGAAGCTGGCGTCGTTTCAAAGCGAGAAGAAGCGGTACCTGGACGAGGCCGCAAACACTCTCACCAAAGGCGATCCGCAGATCCCGCTTGCAGAGTCCTTCCCCAAGTTTCTTGAATCGAAAGGGTTCAACCTTGACCGAGAGATGGTGCAGCAGTCCGAAGGAAAACTGGACTACTCCCCTATTCAGAAGCAGCGCGAACTTACGCAGGAGTACCTGACCAAGATGCAGGATCGTGGGTGGTTCCGCAAGATCGGCAGCGCCATCGCCACAGGTGTTGCAACTGGCATGCTCGACATCGGCACGCAAGCAGTCGGCACGGCGGCTATGCTGACCGGCGACGAAGAGAAATCGAAGATTGCGGCAGAACTCTCACGCGCAAGCGGCGACATCGGCGCGGCACAAGGACTCGAAGGCGACATGCAGGCCACGGGTGGCACGTTCGCCGGAGGTGTCTCACGCCTCGGCACCGGCATGGCTCCCATGTTGCTCCCCGGTGGCGCGGTTGGTGGTATCGCCCGACTGGCAGGCGCTGGCGCTGGAGCAGCCACCGCCGCAGCCGTAGGCGCGTCCGCGCTTACTGCCGGAGCGCAGACCGCAGGCTCGCAGTTTGGCGAGGTCTATGACCATCTCAGACGGCAGGGCAGCACGCATGAGCAAGCGTTTGGCGTGTCCCGCAACGCAGCGGTGCTTTCAGGCGCTGTCACCACGGCCCTTACCGCCTTGGGCGGTGCCACAGGTGTTGAATCCCTGTTGCGGCAAGGCGGCAAAGACTTGGTCAAGAACAGACTCTTGTCCGCGCTCAAAGCCGTGCCGGGTGGAGCGGCTGCCGAAATCGCTGAAGAACTTCCCGACGAATACATCAGCCAACTGGTTTCCGCTTTTGCGAAAGACCCGAATGTTTCACCAAGCCAAGTCACTGACGAGTTCGCTGCCAACGCGCCGGACCTGATGCTGCAAATCGCCGCCCTCGGTGGTGCTGGTGCAGGCGTGGGAAGGTTTAGGGAGACGACCACCGATCCAGCCAAAGCACGGGAAGCAGAGTTCCCGACTGCGGGTGCGCCTCCTCCGCTGAAGCCGCAAGATTACGAAAACCGAGCAGCGGGTGGACAGCCCATATTCAACGAAGAAGGAGACGTGATCGGCGTAGCCCCTCCAGGCGCTACTCCCGAAGAAACTGCCGCCTATCGTGAGGAAATCCGTTCCGCCGCCAAAGCCGCCATTCCCGAAGTGGTGGAGCCTATCGACGGCGTTGACCCTGCGATTACCGAAGAGATGGACGCCCGGCTTGCAGCGGGCAAGGCTTCTGGTTTGGCGGATCAAACTTTGGCCGAATTGGAGAGGCAGAAAGCTGCGCAGGGAGCGCCTGCCCCCGTTGCCGAAGCACCCACTCCCAAGCGCCCTTTAGCTAATCTCACCGACGAAGAGCTTGAACAGCGGATTCAAGACTCAAGCCGCTTAGCTAATGAAACCGCTGTGGAGGGGAGTCCAGACGCTGCTTTCTTTACCAACGCCGCTGAGAAGTATCGTGCCGAGAAAGCCCGAAGGGTCGCGGCTACTACGCAGGCGGCAACACCCGCTCCCGCTGCCGAAACTCTTGGTGTCACATCTCCACCAGCCCCGACGCTGGAAACCCCCGAAGGCGCGGCACGCAACGCTCCCAAACCAAAAGCAACTCAAACGGCGAGCGGAAAAAAACTGGGAGACAAGATAGTCGATGGCGAGAATGTCGCCATTGTTAACGAATATGATCAGTCAACGCCTGGAATGCCGACAGAATTGACCGTGCTAGAAGTGGACGGCATTGTGGATGCCAAAAGCAACAAGGTGTTTGCGACTCGTCGTGACATGACGCCTAATGAGATCACTGTTGCGCAGGAGAAAATTCGTCAGCGCAACGCCCTAGCAAAAGAAATGGGGATGCCACAAGAAGAGATTCCTCAACCAATCACTCCGCAAGGAGCAGCGCCGACGACCGCTACCGAAGGCCAGCCCATGCCGGGAGGCAGCAGCGAGGCCGAGTGGACGCCAACCGTCAACGCTCCTGCCGCTTTCACCGCCAGTAACGGACAGAAGCTCGTAGGCACCGTGCAGTCGATCAAGGACGGTAAAGCCGTCGTGAGCTTCTTGTGGAACGGCAACGAGAATACCCAGACGGTGCCTGTGTCGCAACTTGCACGTCCTGTTGCCTCGCTCACTGAGCCACCAAAATACCAATACACCCAGGAGCAGAACACGCGGAAGATGGGGAAACACTTCCCCACCGCTCCCGGCGTTTACACCAACTACAATTTCCGCAAGGCGTTCGCCTCCATGGCAAAAGACACCTCGCTGTCGCGCATCTACCGTATGCTCGCCAAGGTGATGTCGAAGATGCCAGTGTTTGCCAACATGGATCTGCACGTTGTCGCCGACGGGGACGTGCGTTACGCAGGGGAATACTCGTTCTCCAATGGCAGGTCTGCCATCGCGGTCAACCTTCGACAGGTGGGACGCGGTAAGGTTGACGCCCTGGGCACCATCTTGCACGAGGCTCTCCACCACCTCACCCTAGCGAAGGTAAGAGATCCACAGAATGCGTGGGAAAACGAGATCATCGACAAGCTCGACACCATCCGTGGGCGGGTGTTGGAATACGCCCAGCAAAACGGACTCGGTGAGCGGTTCGACTACGAGCTTGACACCGTTGAAGAGTTCATCTCTGCCGTCTTCACCCGTCCCGATTTCCAGAATTTCCTTGCTTCGATCCCTGACAGCTTTGCCCCCGGCGTAGCCGTCGGCAAGTTCCGCTCGGTGCTCTCTGAAATCTTCCGCCGCCTCGCCGAATTGGTAACTGGTGAGATGGTTGCCAAGGGCAGCACGATGGAGCAGGCCATGACGAGCGTGCTCGCACTGTTCGAGACCCCGCACCGCGCCGTTGAAACCGGCAAGCTAGAGGCACTCAACGCGGCTCGGAGTGGCACAGGTACCGCGAAGAGCTTGGCCGACGACGCGATGGATGCCGAATACATGGCGGCTGTGGAGTCTGGCGACGTTGCCAAGCAACAGTCGATGGTGGACGCTGCTTACTCTGACTTTGTGCGAAACACCGTCATGTTAGGGGATAGATTCTACCCAGCCACATTCATCCGATTTGGTAATCCGCCCACAAATACGGAAGGCTCACAAGTTGCATCCACTGGATTTGACGGCGGTATTCGTGAAAAAGGAGTGTCGGTCATCGGCGCGTGGCATGATACAGTTCGTGACAAATACGTCATCCCCACTGGAAGCGAACAGGCCGTGGCTGGAGTTAGCGACTTGGTTGCTCAGAATCGTCCAGTATTTGTCGTTTCTGGCTCAGTAGTCAAAGATGTTGGTTCTGATACCGAGCCTCTTATGGAGGCGGGAACGGTAAAAACACAGAAGCAGCTTAACTACTCAGACCTTATCGAAGAGAATAATCCCGATTTCACCCTCGATGGTGAGCAGTATGATTCTGGAGAAGAGGGAACCAAAAACGCTTACACTGGCGGTAAGGAAAGATGGTGGAAGTCAAAAGGAATGCCTTTCCCATCCTTAAAAAACATCACCTACAAAGATGGTAAACCCGTCCCGCTTAGCCAGCGGTTTAACCCGAAGAGCAACAGCACGCTCTACAGCTTGGCTGAAGAACCCGAGCGTCAGCTTGAAGGTGCCAACATGGGCCGCGCCATGGAGATGCTGGGTGCCAGCCTCTATGCCAAGAACGTGTCTGGCACCATCGGCAAAGAGGTGTTCCAGAATGCCGTCGATGCGGTGATGAAGAACGAGAACGGAAAGGCTCGAACGATTTGGTACGGTCAGCCCGACGCAAATCATTTTGTCGTGGCTGACACCGGCACCGGGATGAATCCCGACATCATCGTGGACAAGTTCCTGCGGGCATTCGTTTCCGGTAAAGACGTTGGGGCGGGTGGCGGTTTTGGCCTTGCCAAACTTGCGTTCCTCGGCTCACCGAGAAAATTCAGGATCATCAGCGTAGGCACAAGCACCGATGGCCGGAAGGTGAAAACCACTTTGCAGGGCACTGGAAAATCGTTCCTGCACTTCAACGAGCATCCCCCACGCATTCGGTTTCAGCCAGACACCGACATCACCTTGGCACCGGGATTCACCATGCGCTTTTCATACGAAGACGCACAAGCGTTGCCGACCGGCACCGCTATGGAGTTTGACATGGACGAACCGTATAACGCTTCTTCAGCTATTTCAGCGGGCATGGAGTATGTCGAGGGGGTCCAAAGCAGCGGCATCAAGAAAGGCACCACCGATTTAGGATACGGCAACAAGGCCACAGGTGACGAGCTTCTTCGCGAGATGGGTTACTCATCTGCACGAAGCGACGAGTCGATGGCAGCCACGCTGTCCAGCAGCAAACCCTACACCGTCCTCCATTCCTTCTCCACTCCTAGCGCCGACGTTGACGTGATTGTGAGAGAGGGGGCAAAGATCAAGAAGACACGGTTCTCCTACGTTCCGGTGCTGAACCGATCCATCTTCCAATTCTCTACCAGCTTCAATCTAAACAACGAAGTCGCCCTTCCCGAAGGCTTGGTGGTGAACATCAAACCCAAAGTTCGGGCAGGCACTGCTGACTACCCATTCACCACCAACCGGGAATCCGTCACCGATTCGGTCAAAAGGGAGATCGAAAGGTTCTTCCAAGAAGCCGGAGCGCGGGAGAATGCTAAGCTCAACGCCAAGTATGCGAATGCAATAGATTCCGCAGCGCCTATCCCGGGCACTGGAAAAGTGCTGCTCGATACCGCCTCTACACTTCCCCCCGCTCTGCTGGACGATCTGACCAACAGTGCAAGCGTTCAAAGGGCGCTGGGAGATGTGACGAAAATTCAAGACGCTATCTTGTCGATGTTGGGTCGTAAGTTTGGCCCCAAGTTTCAGCGGGCCAAGTTTGCCGGTTTGATTACTGGGGCGCGTGCGTACGGCGTCCACTTCGGTAAACCAGGAAGCCTTGAACCGACAGCCATCTACCACGACATCTGGAAAGAGATGGCTATGGCTGAGGAAGAGTTCAGCGTCTTGCATGAGAACGACCCGGCAGTTAAAGACCTTGGTGTGGATGACCAGATGCGGTTGATGTACGACACCTTCCTGACCAAAGTGACGGGAGTGGCTTTCCACGAGGCGTTGCATCAAGACGTCGACAGCGAGGGGGAACCCCTTGCCCGAGAACTCACATTCAAGGCTGGCGACATCGTCGATGCCGTGGTATCTTTGCTCAACAACACGCACACTCAGGATGAAATCAACACCACCATCAATGACCTTATCGCTCAAAAACGCCGAATCGACACTTACGAAGATTCGCAAGCGGCTAGTGAGTTCGTCACTGCTCAAGGCGGATATGATGGATACGCTATGGCCGAACGCGGACAAGCGCAGGGAAGCAGAGAAGGATCTGGCAAAGCTGGCGCACGGGTAGGAACTGCTCCCTTCAGCCCAGCCGACGACGCGATGGACGCTGAATACATGGCGGCGGTCGAAGCTGGCGACGTTGCCAAGCAGCAGGCGATGGTGGACGCGGCGGCGAAGGCGGCTGGATATGACATCGGACCGGTTTACCATGGGACAGAGCAAAAAGGTTTGACCGAGTTCTATGGAGGCTGGTGGTCGGACACAAAGAAGGTCGCGCGGGAGTTCGGATCACAACGATATACGGCTTTCTTGAAAGGCCCGTTGGCTGATGGCGACACTTTGCGCGACCTCTACAAAAAATTTAGAGGAGACGATATTGATCCTGACTCCGGCGAGCCACTCTATGATTCAGAGATTGCTGACATAGCGATGTCTGGCAGCCGGTTTGGTGACTATGTGCGGGCCGCAGGCTATCAGGGCATCGAAGTGTGGGATGAGAGCAATGCCGAGACAGGGATGGCTTATGCCGTATTTGACCCCAACCAAATCAAATCCGCCGACCCCATCACCCGCGACGAGCAGGGCAACGTCATCCCGTTGAGCCAGCGGTTTAACCCGAAGAGCAACAGCACGCTCTACAGCCCAGCCGACGACAGCGAACCGTTCTACTCCAAGCTGGCGCAAGTAGTTGAGCAGAAGATGCCGAACCGGGCCGATGCCCAGACGATCAAAGGCATCATCAACAACACTCAAACCGGCATCAAAGCTGAGGAGATCAAGTGGAGTGGCATCGTGCCGTGGCTAGAAAGCCAGACCGGACCTATCACCAAGCAGGCCGTGCTTGACTATCTGGCAGCGGATGGGGCAGTGAGGTTGGAGGAAGTGCGGATGGATGACTCCAACGCGGTTTCCGCAGATGAAGCTCGCCAGTACTTTGGGATTGCCAAGCGGGAGTGGGACGCCATGACGCCCGAGAGCCGTGCCGACATGATCAAAGACGCCTCCGAGCGCAAAAAGCGTGTTCACACCCGCTATCAGCAGTACCAACTCCCAGGCGGCGAGAACTACCGCGAGGTGGTGCTGGCGATGCCGTTGCAGTTCCAAAAAACGACACCTTCAAAACTTACGGATCAATACAACCGTGGCGTCATCACGCAGGCGGAGTATTTCCAACGTCTCGAATCCCTCGTCGAGCCGAGCGGCGGAAACTACACCTCCAGCCACTTTCGCGACGTGCCGAACTACGTCGCGCACATGAGGATGAACGACCGCACGGACGCCGAGGGCAAGCCGGGGGCGTTCATTGAGGAGATCCAGAGCGACCGCCATCAGGCGGGGCGTGAGAAGGGGTATAAAATCAACACTCGGTCCCCAAACACAATCATCAAAGATACCGATAAAGTCCTTGGTGAACTTCGCTCACGAACTGGTGAGTATATTCCGACTGACGAGCACTGGGCAACCCATCCTGATTTGTCTGCCAAATGGGATGCTTTAACCTCAGAGCTTGAGCAGGCCAGACAAGATGTAGGTCGAGTTCCAGACGCCCCGTTCCGCACGACATGGCCGCTCCAGATGTTCAAGCGTGCCCTCGCGGACGCGGTGGCCGCTGGCAAGCAGTGGATTGGCTGGACGACCGGCGAGACGCAGGCAGAGCGGTATGACCTGAGCAAGCAGATCAAAGAAGTGGCTTATTACTGGGACGGTCCCGGAGATCCCGATGGGCAGTTAGTGGCTGTCAATCACCAAGGTCAGGAGGTGATGAACCAGCACAGTCTCAAGCCGGATGCATTGGCAGACTACATCGGCAAAGAGACTGCTGAAAAACTCGTCAATGCCCCAGACCAGAATGGCATGCGCAAACTTTCCGGCCTAGACCTCAAAGTCGGCGGCGAGGGCATGAAGGGCTTCTACGACAACATCCTGCCCAAGGAGATCGGCAAGTATGTGAAGCAGTGGAGTGGAAGGGTTGAGCAGACGGAGCTTGTCACTGGCGAGACGAAGGTGGACGATTCTGAATGGAAGCGGCGCAACTACCCCGGAGTCCCGTGGGACGCGGAGATGCGTGCTGAGTATGAACGGCATCAAAAGCCAATCGTAGAAAAAGCCCCAATCTGGCGAGTGGACATCACGCCCCAGATGAAAGCAGGCGTACGATCCGGTCAAACTCTGTTCAGCCCAGCCGACGAATCCGATCAACGCGAATCTGATGCAGTGCTTGGCGTGATGATGGAGGATGACAGGTTTGAGGAAGGCGTGAAGATGTACGACAAGGCCAAGCGCAGACAGCTTGGATCACCACCGCAGCCTTCCGCCAACACCAGCACACCGCCAAGGTTCACCAACTCTGCTCAGTTCGCAGCAGCCTTTGAAGCGGCGTATCTGCGCGGCGACTTCGACTACTTCTTGGAGGCTCTCAAGCAGGCCGACCGCCACATCTATGTGCCGGAGATGAAGAGGTACATCAACGCTTCCAAGCTCGGCGACAAGGACGCCGCAGAACGTCTTGAGTGGTTCCGTCACGCCATCGCTGGCACCATCCCGGCCAACGTCAAACCGCAGACCAAGACTCCGCCACCACCCCAGCCTTCTTCTGCTGGTGCTCCTCCGGTCGGGATGCCTCCTCCCCCTCCAGCCGCGACACCTCCGCCAAAAGCAGGCGTGTCCAATCGCCCGATGCTGACGTTGAACACGGCGGCAATGGGGATGATCGCCAAGATGCTTGGCGCAAACGTCCGCATCAACACGCTGCTACGCCGAGCACGGGGCAGAATCAAAATCAGCATGGCTGATGGCTCGAAGATCGAACTGAGCAAGCAACTTTTCAAAGACCCGGTGCAAGCGGCAAAAACCCTGGCGCATGAGATCGGGCACCTGTTCGACTTCCTGCCCGCCTCGGGATTTGGTAAAAAACTGGCGGGCAGGATAGCCCCTCTCGGGAACTTCCGGAAAGTCTTTGGCGACGACCTTGCCGACTGGTCCATGGACGGCGGTAAGAAGATGAAGCTGAGCAAAATAAATCAGCTAATCATCGACGAGTTAGTGGGGCTGTCCAAGAAGTGGCGCGGTGACTTCACATACCAACCTGGAACCTACCGCAGCCTTGGCTCGGAGTTGTACGCCGACTTCATCTCTGCCATTCTCAACGACCCGATGTGGACTGCCAAGAACGCCCCGTATGCCACGCTGGGGTTCTTGAACGCACTGGAGCAGAAGCCCGAGGTCGATCAGGCGTATCAACTGGTGATAAGTCTTGTCCAAGGCGGATCGCTGTACAAAGCGTTGGCAGAAGCCAACCGGGGCAAATCGACGACGGCTTTGGAAAGACTGATTGCCAAATCTTCCGCGCTCATGCGAACAAAGAAAGTTCTCAAGGATGCTGCTCGCGGTCTGTATCGCTCGATGTTCGGCAGTTGGCTGCCTACTGCTATCCGTGATGGCGGTATCTGGAAGTCTTACTGGAAAAGGCTCAAGAATATGGGCACGTCAGGCGATTACAACTGGGCACAAGAAGAGGCTTCGCAGTTTGCTGTGCGCCATATCACCCAGTTCGACAACGACATGGCAAAAGCCGTGGGCATTCCTTTGAAGCTGGCAGGTATCGACCCCGAATACCTCCAACGCCTGCAAACCAATAACCGAATCATTCACGAACGCCGTCGAGTCGGTAAGCTGATTGAGGAAGATCCAGCGAAAGCGCGACAGCTTTTGAAGTGGATGGTGGACGCAGGATTGCTCGGCAAAGACGTGCAAGATGAAGTGGACGCCACCCCCGATGACGGACTCTACAAGAAGACAGCCGAGGTAATCTACAAGTTGCACGCCAGCGGCGATGGTTTTGAGCGGGCTTTGAAAGCCGCAAGGCGCAAAGGCGCTCCCGCCGATGCCGAAAAGGCGCTATACGCCTTCGACGTGTCAGGGTTCATGCTCAACCCCAACGTCTTCACCATGGAGAGCGCCGAGGCCGACAACGCTGACATCGAGAAAACCCTTGGCCCGGATCAATTTGGCGAGTTGGAGCGTATCAACGAAGGCTACCACGACCTCATCAAACGCACCATGGTCCAAGCGTATAAGATGGGGCTGTTCCGCCAGAGCACCTGGGACGACGTGATCGTGCCGAACTTCGGAGTGTATGTGCCGTTCATGCCGATCAAATACTTCACCGGTTATGTGAAGGGTGGCGTAGGCCCGGCCCGTGTCGGAACTGCCAATGACTTGATGGCACCGCATGTGGTCGGCATCAGAAAAATGCACGCGCTCATCAACCGCATGCAGCGACAGAAGCAGGCACTTCTTCTGATTGATGTTTTCAACAACATGGGACTCCACAACGAGTTGGAACCGGTAGAGGATGAAAACTTCGACCGTCAGAAAGCTGAGGAACTCGTCAAGCAGTCGAAAAACACCATTTCGTATGTGTCCTATTGGGATCGGGGCGAGTATAAATGGGTTAAAGTCAATGGTACGGATGCAGTGCCGCTGGTGATGAACTCAGACCCAGATGACCTCGCCGCCGTTTACCAGTTGCTGAAAGCCAATACGAGATTGTGGCGGATGAATTTCACCATCTTCTCCATCGCATTCAACGTCGCCAACACTTTGCGCAACATCGCGACCCCTTCCGTGGATGTCGGACCCAAGGCTGGGTACAAAGCGGCCAAAGAACTCCTCTCCATCTTCCCGCAGATGGGCAAGTGGGTGTGGGCTAAAATGGCTGGCAGAGATATGACATCTATCGTTGCCGCGTCCATTTCGATAGAACACGCAATGCACAAACCGGGCATGCCCGTGTCGAAAGAACTCCAAGAGTTCTATGACCGTGGCATTCTACAACCCTCACCTGACGTGGCGTCTTTGCGTATGACGCAAGAGGAACTCGCACGAAGCGTGATGGGAGCCTTGTCCTCGCCAGAGCTTTTGCTCCATGGGGGGCACAAAGCGGCCAAGGACTTGAACTGGTTTGACAAAACTTTGAAGCAGTATTTTTACTCGGCGGTGGACGCGCTGAGCTTCCTCGGGTCGGTGTCTGAGGCAGCACCTAAAATCGCCGCGTATCGGGCGTTGAAAGAAAAAATGGTTCCTGAAAAGATCACAGCAACCAGAGCAAACGGGAAGACTACCGTTACTGGACTCAACCCCGACGGGACGAGAAAAATGGTGCCCGCGTTCACCGATGCGCAGGCGACATACCTCGCCACGCTCGAAGGCATTCCTCGGCCTGGGGTTGGCGGTTCCGACAATGCGTTGTGGGAAATGGTGCTGCTGTTCTTCCGCATTATGGGGCAGTCGTGGCGCAAACACCTCATCATGGCAACGGCTCCCCAGACTCGCGCTGGGTTCCTCATGAGGCACATGTTGTTCCAGGGTGCGAAGTTCGGCCTGCAAGCCATGGCGGCTAACGGGGTGATTGATTACCTCATCGCTCTTGGAGCAGCGGCAGCAGCAGGCGGAGATGACGACGACATCGAGAAATACAAACAGGTGGACTGGGCAGAGGCTGTGAGCAGACAATCTGACCACAAACTTAGTCGCGGCGGCGTTGGCCCCTTGATCTGTTGGGTGCTCCCTGACGGCAGCATTGAGCCGCCCTACGGCCACAAGTCCATCCCAGCAGACTGGGTGCCGATCATGCCCCGCTTGCCTGGAACCGAGTTTAGCCGTGAACTCGACCCCATGTCCTACTACGCCACGTCGAAGACCATAGCTCCGACGATTGCGCCAGTGAACGACGACGTGTTCTGGAATGACTACATGCGCGGTCTGGTCAGTCTCAACCCTGCGTTTGATGTCGTCTCCGACGCAATGAGCATTGTGGGACCAACACCGCCACGGGACAGCTACCGTGGACGTGAGAAGGTTGAGCAGCGCGTCTGGGACGAAGGCTACATCGCCCGTATGCTGGGCCTTGGGGAACACCACCTCAGATCGTTTGGGATCGGGTCGAACCCGTATGACACCCCGTTGCCGGGCGCGTGGAACGTGCTCAAGAAACCGGGCTTCAAAACCCTCCTGTCCAGCGACAACATGGTGGGTGTTCGCGAGGAACGACGCGCCCGCCGCGAAGACGATCTTACCAGTTCGTTCGCTCAGAACATGGTGGGTGAGAAGTTTGGCACCCTCAAGAACACCTTCAACCGCTTGAAGGGCAAGGCAACCCCCAGGACCAAGCAAGAGGAAGAGATATACAACATCCTCAAACCCGTCATGTCGAAACAGTTCTATGGCACCCAGAAAAACGACGGAATGTACGACGTGTTGCAATCCTACGCCCGCATGAAAGCCCAAGGACTGCAAGACACCCCAGGAGGCAAGTTGCTGAAAGCTGAGGCTGATCAGGTGGTAAAGGACTTGGAGCAAACTGCCGATGAGCTTCAGAAGCCCCTGGAGTATCTCCGCACCCACACTCTCCCATGAAACGTCCCCTCAACGAAAACACCGTCCCTATCGGGGGGCGCTGGAACTACCGCGACCCGTTGACCGACGTGCCGTTCTCCACCAACGACCTTGTCGTGTTGTTGCAGCAGGTGCGGGCGCAACGCAAAGCCAATGGCATACCTGTGGAGAGCGGATGGGAGCGAGTGGTGTTGGACGAACTGTGTCAGCAGAACCCAAAAGTGCTGTGCGGCGAGGCCGGTGTTGGAGAGATCCACATGACCGGCGACGACGTTCGTCGGTTTCTTACCACGCTGAAAGAGCAGTATGGTCGAGAGCTTGTCAGCGATGAGGAACACCAGCGCAGAGCCGACATCTGCCTGACCTGCCCCAAGATCGCCGATGTTGCCTGCACCTTCCCGTGCGGCTGGGTCAGTAAGATGCTCACCGAGATGCTCGGCGGTCGGCAAATCCATCGGCCTGCGGAGATATATAAAAGGGGGTGTGCCGCGTGTGGCTGCGACATATCCAGCAAAACGTACTATCCCCTGAATGTCCTGAAAACAGTGGATCAAAAATTGGGGAAAAGCCCCGACTATTGGTCTAGCTGTTGGATGAGGGAGTGACCCTCTTCTGGATCAAGAACTGGCGCTTCTCCGAGTCGTCGCAAAACTGAGCCAACAGGTTCTTGGTGCCCTCGCTGGCTTTTGCCATCGCTGCCACGCAAACGCTGCACAGGTTTTTCTCCCCCGACATCACGTCGGAAAACAGCTTTTCCGGGGAGTGCTCGTTCGGGTGGAACGCGGCATTCTTGGCAGCGTCTTGCGCCAGTTTGGCGAGGTCCAGCTTGACGCCGAGTCCCAGTGTCCGCTCAACCGCCGAATCGTACGCCTCGCCGTAGGCTTCGTAGAGTTTTCCGAACATCTTGTGGTCTTCAAAAAACGTCGGCCCTTGCGTGTCGTGATGGGCGCGTTGGGCAAACAGGCGGAGGGTCAGCAGTTGGAGGGCGACGAGGTTCATGGTTCGGTATTGTAGCGGGTGGGGTGGTGGTGGTCAACTTTCTGTCATCGGAATGGTGTTCTGCACCCAGCCTGCTTTGGCGACGGCATAGCCGTTGGTCGGGAACGTGCCAATCAGGTCCGGTGCCTCGACGCCCAGCTTCTCAGCCAGATCGGTGACGCGCATCTTCTTGCCGTTGAGAGCGGCTTCAATGTCGGCACGAGTGATCCGCTTGGTCGGCTTTGGCTCGGACGCTTTAACCTTCACTGCTTCGGGCAGATCCGACGATTTGACGACAGTGTGAACCGGAGATTTGGGTGCGATCATGGGGATGATCTCGGTGGGCTTTTCATCGTCGCCCCAGAAGTCTTCACCTTCTGGTTCTGGCTCTCCCTCGTCAGCGTCACAGACACTAACAGGACTGGCAACGTCAAGGTTCCCGTTCTTGGGGCCACGCCCCAAGATGATGTCGGCTAGCGATCCGTCCTTGCAGCCATGCACCAGCACGGCCTTGGTGCTGACGAGACCGCCGCGCTCGCGTACCACGCGGTCGTGCTTGACCGAGTCGCAGACAAGGTTGGTTCCCTCCATGCGGTAGTTGCGTGTGGCCCACATGTCGCTGATCAGTTCGGTGTGCGACACGCCCATGTGGTAGATGGGCCAGCGCAAATACACGTCGAACGGAGTATTGGGGTTCATGTAGCTCGGCTTGGCGAGATCGACGATCAAGGGTTTGATACGCTCGTCGCGTTCCATGTTTGCCGGGTAGATGCCGGTGCCCATCAGCATGCGGTCGTTGTCGCGGTAAACGATCTTGCCGTTCTCGGCGTATGGGGTGTCAACGACGACTCCACGGAACGGTGTGCCGCCCATGCGGTAGTCTTCCTGCAAAAGCGTGGCCCAGCGTGGCACCCGTGGCAGCATGTCGGCTTCCATCCACAAGAACGGTTCCGTGTTGCCCATCGAGCCGAGAGCAAACACGACGGCGGAGAAATGGTTGTTGCAAGCGATAGGGGCACCGCCGTCAAAGTCTTGACCGAGAACGTGCGTCTGTGCGCCAAGGAGTTCAGCGGCCTCGTAGGCGGCGTCCTTGGCGGCAGGTGTTGGGAAGAGGATCACGGGGAACTCTTCCAAGCCTCCGAATTTGAGCAGACATTGTGTCAGAGCGGGCAGCAGGTGCTTGTCGTGGGCGGATACGGGGATGGCGATTTTCATGGGGGTAGCTACTTGGTTAATATGAGACTCCGGCTAGGAGCTTGAAAGAGAGAGAGAGCGGAGGTTCATGAGTTGTGGGCGTATATTTTAGTGAGGAAGTACCCAGTCTCACCAAAAGGGTTGTGCTCCACGTCGGGCACGTTGACCCACACTATTTGGGCGGCTTCCACTTTTACACCCTCGACACTTTCAGCACGCAGATTGAACAGGAAATCGGTGACGGTGGCAACGTCTTGAATAGGCTGATTGGATGAGTTCAGACCGACAAAGCAAACGCGAACAGGAGTGAGTTCTCGCACCAGTTCGTACTTCGCGTCTTCGCCAAAGCTGAGCACCTCGGCTAAGGCACACATGAACCTGTCCCACTTTTCTCGCTCCGGTGATGTCATGATTTAGAATTTTCGAGTGCTTGTTGAAATTTGAGGAGTCTTGCCCGTTCGCTGTGGTCGGCAAAAAAGTCGGGGCAGCGGTTCGCGTTGAACTCGTACACCCGTTCGCTGGCTTCATCGGTGGGGAGATTCTCCCTCTTGGCAACCTCGTTAACCAAAAGCTCATAGACGGGGCACGCTGGGTATCCCGCGTACTGCCATCCTTTCGGTGGGGTGATGCGAGTTTTCTTCTCCGTCCGAAGACGTTTGCCTTCCAGCACGGTGCCGTCCGGCAAGTTGACCACGCCGTCGGCGACGTATTGCGCCCAGGTATTGCTGGGGTAGATGCAGTCTGGGTGGGTCAGGCACACCTCTTGGATGCGCGGATGCTTCAATCCTTCGGCGATGGTCATGCAGGCGCTTTGATTGCCGATGAATAGGTCGGACCCAGCGATCATGCGAGCCGCCTGCAAGAAGTCTTTGGTGGACTGGTATTCGACCTGTCCGAAAGCCTCGCAGAAACGCGCATGTTCCTCGACAAGTCCGATGAATACCAGCTTACTTCCAAAGTGTTTCACCACTTCGCCCCACGGGAATTGGGGGTTGTTGTAACGTGGACTGCGGTTGATGACGACGCGACCCGCGTATGAGGTGTCTGGGTCAACCGAGAGCCACGGTTCGGATACGTCCGGCATCGAAGATATGAAACCGTCGCGGATTGCGGCTTGCGCGTGGTTCTGCGCCAAGTTGAGACCGTTGTTGATGTACCCGTACCGCCTGAATTTCTCAGACTCCCAGTGGAGCGTTTCACGCTTCCAGATGCGAACGGAGTTGATGTAAGGTTGCGCTTCGATCAAAGGTTTGACCAAGTGTGTGCGGTGGACGATGCCCGCTGTGTCTGAGTGGTCCCGCAGATACACATCGCACTGCTTGCCGGTGTGCTTGAGTGTGGCGAGCATGACGAAGATGTCCCCGGCGTCTCCTGTGGTGGAGGCATTCAATGCGTTGTTCTCATACCCGCGTCCAGGAAGGATCACGTCAAGCAGCCCTTGCTTTTGGTCTTTGTGAAAGAGGACCGCCTCGTCGCCAACGACTTCCATGTCGCGGGGGAACTCGTGGAGTGTGACATCCCCGTTGACGTCGTAGGTGCCGTAGCTGTGGCGGATAAGTTCAGTGCGTCCGATCTTGTCTGGGTGGGCGCAAACGATAAACTCGTCAAAACCGCCGCTCTTAAAGCCGATTGGTGCGTGGTCGAAAGCATTTGGACCCTGCACTCCAACTCCTGAGAAGTTGTCGAACGGAGGGTTCATGTGCCCGGCGTACAGGTATTCTTTACCGACACGCTTGTATTCCTTCGACAGTGCCGCCGCCCACCCTGCTTTCAACGGAGAGACGTCAGCCTCAATCCAGATGAACGCTTGTCCTTTCATGTGTTCCGCCACATACCGGAACGACCAGTTCGCCACCTCGGGGTATCGCATGCCCTCCGGTTCCGGCGCGGTGAAGACTTGAACTTCGGTGCCGTCCAGTTCTTTGCAGAAACGGACGAGACGTTCGACAGCCTTCTTCTCGTGAGGAGCTTGGTAGAGGACGACTGGGAGGGTGCTCACAGCTTTTGATAGATGATGCAGAGTTGGGCCAAGGCTCCGTGCTGTGTGGGGTCGAAATCTCGATCTTCCCACCGAGACCACGGGAAACGATCAACCTCGGTTCGGAGGTCCACCAACGTCATGTCTGCCTGTTTGCCAAGGCGGACGATTTCCTTGTATCCGAAGTGGCGGTGATTCTGCGGCGGGCGTTCCAGGTTAATCAAATCCCACGAGGTTTTGTGATCGCCGTTGAATCTCGCCGAATTGTCCGTGCCGAACTGGAAGTCATTGAACTTCTCGTAGCACGAATACAGGGGCACCAAAATGTAGATGTGTCCCCCTGGTCTGACGACTCTTGACCAGTTGCGCAACGCCATTTCTGGGTCGTGCAAGTGCTCAAGGCAGTGGGCCGACACGATGTTGTCGAAGGACTCGTCGTCCAAGGTTGCAAGGAGGGTGGCGTCACCTTGCGCCAGATCCCATTCGGTCACTGTGCTCGGCGGCGGCACCCTCAAAGGGTCTGGGCCACAGCCGATGTCAAGGATTTGGCCTTTCAGCCATTCGTAGTCTCCAGCACGCGAACGGGCTGAGTGAGATTTGGTCATTTCGTCGGACATGGGTGCGGCTTTCTTTGCGTTTTATAGGGTGAATGTCAACCGAAACTTTGATCAGCCCAGCCGTAATTGCTGCTGGTTGTTTCGAGGCTCAGATCGGAGTAGCGGCCTTTGCCTGCGCGGCTGGTCACGGCTGCCTCTAAAGCGGCGTGGCGACGGTCTATCGGGGCAGACGGCAACGCCGTTCGACGAGCAGCACGGGCGAGGGATGTCAACCCGTGGCGGCGACGAGCGATTTCGACGCAGCCAAAGAAAGCGTCGGCGCGGTCAGGGCTTCGACCGTTGGTGCGCTGCTTCATCACTTTCTTGGACTCCGCTTCCACTTTCTCTCGGTCCACGAGTTTGTACATGCGGGCGCACATTTGAATGCACGTTTCCGGGTCAAGCCCGCGAACCTGCCCCGCCTTGACAAAATCCTTGCCGACGTACCACAGTTCGGACACGCGGTTGGCGAACCTGTCTTTGCCTGTGCGTGCGTTGGTGGTGCCGACAATTTTGTCCGATGGCGCTCCCGCGAAGCTCACCATCTGGAAGCCTCGACCCATGGTGATCGCCATCAGGGACGCAAACGGATCGCCCGCGCCCGTGGAGTCGGACCCACGGTCTTCCACTTTGACGCCCCGCTTGACGCATTCCTCATTGAAGAGGTTCACTAGCTGCTGGTTGCGATCCACGGTCTTGTCGCTGGCGTCAACCAAGGCCATGAGGTTGATCGTTTCGACAAGCTCGATGCCCTTCACGTTGCGTTGATGGATGGCAGAGTAGTATTCACCCACCCGGCAGAAGCAGGCGACTGCCTCATCCCCGCCGTGGCTGAAGGCCGGATCGAGGAAAGCGATGGGGGTCGGCGAACTGAGCCATGTGGTAACTTTTTGCTGGCTGCCGCTACTGGTGATCTCAACTTCGGTGTAGATGGCGTTGGCGTCACCGTCGGGAGAGAGGAAGCCACGCACCATTCGGTAATACTCCGGCGACTTGGGGCCGAGGCTTTCGCGCAAATCCGTGACGGTGCGCAAGCTGAGGATGCCTTTCCATACTTCGCGACCGGCGAGCACGTTGGGGGATTTCTCGCCGTCAAAGCGGATGCAGTACCCACGTTTGGTTTTCCATCCGTCGAAGGTCTCGTTGACCGAGTTCCACCCTTCCTCGGGTTCCATGAAGACGCCGAGAGGGTCGAAGGGGGACGTGGGGTTGCCGATGCCGATGAACTGCAAGTACTCGTTGGACTGCAAGTTGGTGATGGCGGTGTTGTAGAGGCTGTGCGTGAGCAGGGGCAACTCATCTGCGATGAAGATCACGCAGCGGTTCTTGAAACCGATCTTGGTGGAAGCGTCTTTGTCCTGGCCTTTGCCGCCTGCCACAAGTGCGATACCAGAAAGCTGGTTCTGCTTACCGTCCTGATTGAGCCTGACGATCTTCCCCATGGACGACACCAGTTTGGCCTGCATGTATTGCTCGCCACCGAAGAACCGGCAGAACTCTGACCAGTAGGCTTCAACAACGCCCCAGATACGGCCACGGGATTCCTCCAACGTGGTCGAGGTGATGAACACCTTCACATATTCGGGGGACGCTACCGGTTTGTCGGGGAAACGCGCTCCGACGAGGAACCGGCCAATCGCATAGACGGCGAAAAATTCAGACTTCGAGCAACTGGCGTGGCCTGCAACAGCGAGAAAGTTGTTGGCATAGGCTTCCTCCAGCATTCGCACCGCGTAAGGGTTCCACTCGAAGCGGCGGTTGCACTCAGGCCGGTCAAGGATCAGCGAGATGAACCTGCGGAAGTGCCACGTCCACGGGTTGAGGTGGCTGCCCGGCTGGCTGACCAGTGCGTCGTAGTTGCCGCAGATGTATTTCTCCAGCGCCACTTCTTGCAGCAGATCATACCCTGCCGAGGTCTTGGGCACTCCTGGGAGACGTTTCCACCAGCGCCCATAGCGAGCGATGTGGGTGCGTTCCATCTGCTGGGGGGAGGTTTGAGCCATTCAGGTATTCTGTGCCTTGGACGGGCGGTTGTCCACGAGTGTTCCGTGCTTCCGGGCGTCGAGCACGATGCCGCAGCCAGCCGCGACACAGCCGAGGTGGTGTGCCCCAGTGTCAGGGTCGATGTCTTCGCCTTCAATCAGGCAGTCGATGTGCCGTTTCATCGCACCGAGATAGGTCATCAACTCGACCTTGTTATCCCTCCAATTCCAGGGTCCGTATTTCACCGCGCCCCGAGACAGGGCTTTCGCCACTTCGTCGTTGAGAGATGGCGGGATGAGTTGAAGCTGGGGTTTCTGGATGGCCTGCGAGGCTTTGGGGTCAGTGTTGGGTGTCATAATGGGGACGGCGTACCACGCATACGATGCCGCAACCTTCCCCTCGTCGCTTGAGATTTTCCACTCTGGTTTTGGTTGCAAGTCGTCCCACACCATCGCCCCTCGGGGGACGACGTGGGGAATGTCGTTCCCCCAGATTAGAGTGTAGCCTTCCGGCGCTGTTGGTTTGTCGTCGTTTTTCATGGTGTCTGTGTGGTTAAATTTCATCCCCAAAAATCCTCCTCGTTAAACTCTGGTTCCTCCACTGGCACAAACTTCAAGGGTTTGCCTTTGCGGTCGCCTTCAAGCAACATCAGGGCGGTGAGTAGCCGCTGCTCCGTGTTGCGCTTTTCTTCTAGCACCTCGGCCACAACATCGTCCACGGTATCTGGCACCATCAAACGATAAACTGTGACTACGTCTTTCTGTCCCCGCCGATGGAGACGTGCGATGGTCTGCTCATAGCACTCACGCGAGTAAGTAAGGGACATCCACACCATGGTCTGTGAACCGGTTTGGAGATTTAGACCGTGGCCCATCGACATCGGGTGCCCGACCAACATCGGAATCTCTTTACGGTTCCATTGCGAGATCATTTGCATCTGCAATGCCGGTGTTTTCGCATCGGCAAAAAAGCGGGCCTGCGGAAACTTGCGACGGATACGGTCTTGCTCGTGTTTGAAATCACAGATCACCAGCAGCGGCCCTTTGGTTTGCTTTGCTATCTTGGCTAGAGCGGCGGTCTTGCAGTCGTGGACCTCGTGGACCTTCTTCTCGCCGTCGTAGATGGCACCGGAGGTGAACTGCAACAGCTTGCGCACGAGCACGGCGGCGTTGGCTGCGGTGATCTGCACTTCCGACCGAAGTTCGAGGATCAGTTCTTTCTTGAACTCCTCGTACTGCTCCAAGACGTGTTCCGGCAACTTAACCTCCACGTCCTCAATGTGGCAGTCCGGCAAATCTTTGAGCCAGTCGGACGTACGCAGGGTGAGAGTGATGTCGGCAATGCGCTGGTCGATGCGTTCGGCTGCCCCGGGTATCGGCTCCCAGTTGTATTGCTGGTAATCGGTGGCGGCGAAGTAGGTTTTCTTGAAGAGGTCGAAGCTGCGTCCAAGGCGTTGCCCGTCATCAAGCAGCCGCACTTGGGCAAACAGATCGAGGAGACTGTTGGGCGCTGGAGTTCCAGTCATCGCGACTCGGTGCTTCACTTGCGGTAGCTCGCGACGAAGCAGGTTGATTCGTTTGCTGGCAGGATTTTTCGTACGGGTTGACTCGTCGTACACGATCATCTGGTAAGGCACTGTGCCGCCGCGCTTCTCTACCAGCTTCACCAACATCGGGATGGCCTCGTAGTTCACAACATACACATCAGCCTGACCGGCGATGAAGGCGCGACGACCCAACGGCGTACGCAGGTTGGCGACTTTGAGGTGCTGGAATTGTTCCCATTGCTGCACCTCCATCGGCCACGTCAAATTACACACTCGCACCGGGGCGACGACCAGCATGGCCTCAACCTCCAGGTTTTGCTGCAACTGGCAGAAAGCGGAAAGGATACTAGAAGACTTACCTATTCCCATGCCTACGAGGGCAAACACGACATCTTGGTTGACGATCTTGTCGATCATCAGTTTTTGAGGCGGTTCGGGTGTAAAATTCACGCCGCCCACCCCTCCACCGTGCGATACTCAATGGGACGCCCAGCAACCTGTGCCACACGGATGCCGTGCTCCATGCCTCGGCTTATGCCGCAGTCAGTGTACACGACGGTCTTGCTTGCTTGCCACGCCAGCCCTGCGGCAATGCCCATGGCACGGTCGGTCGGGTCTTCGTCGTCAAGCACCTGGGTATAGAGCAGGTGGCTAACCATGGGGGCTTCGCCACGCAGCAGTGAGTCGCGCATAGCGGCACGGGCGTAACGGATGTGGAGTTGCGGATTGCCCGCGAAAGGAGATTCAAGAATTACGGTGGTCATGTCAGAAAGGGTCTCCGTCTTGTTCTGCGGCGTGCTGCCGTGCTCCGATCTTCTCATCGACAAACCGCTGCCGACGCTCGGCGTGTTCTTTCTGGACGTTCTCCGTGCATGTGATCACCTGAATGTTGCCTTCCTCGTATCCGAAGTCGCTGTTCTTGCGGTCAAGGTGCAGGCAGAACCTCTCCTTCCCCTTCTCGTCCATGTATCGGGTGGGCAACACGACTGCTTTGAACTGGTCAAAGGTCAGAGTGAAAACGATCTTCCGCTTACGGGCGGAAGCACGCAAGTTGTCGAACACGCAGTGGATGGGGTTGTTCAACCTCCATTGCTGCTTGGCGTGCGACCCGCAAAGCTGAGTGCTGGTAGGGTGATCGGACAAATTCCTCGGTGCATTGCGGCACCGGCTGACGGGACAACGGCCCGGTATCTTTTTCTTGCGCAGCTTCATGCAGGTTCTGGTTCTCCGATTCGGCGTTCGGATGTGTTTCAATACGCCCACTTGGCATCTCCAAGGATTTCGTCAGAATCAGACCACCACTCGTCCCACTGGCTATTTGTTGCCACGCTCCAATCAGGAATGGTTGCGGCTGCGTCTTTGCCGGTCAGTGAAACTGGCATCCACTTGATTCGGTTATTCGGATAAATTGCGATCTGCCCGTTGGATAATTTGATGACATTGCCCTCCTTATGCTCTTCAAGCAACTCTGAGTCACCTACGTCCAGGAGGCCAGATGATTGCCCTTCTGGCAGGTGGTCGATGGTGAACCAGTAGTGACCTCCTATCGGTGGATTGCCTTTGCCAAGGTTAACCAAAACTGGCACGTCGCTTAACTGATCCTTGCGCCAAAGCTCAATGGAACCAGACAGGCATTCCCACATCTGGATTTTGTGCAGAGGCAGCGGTTTGTGATCGTCTTCTGGTTCATACCAATAGACGCACTGAGGTGGAATCTTATCGAAACAGGCGGCGTATTTCTCCACCCATGCTTGGAAGCAAAATGGACGGTTACGCATCGCTCGAACTGAGACGAGCCATGCTGGTTCAAATTCGTCTTCTGGGCCACCGAAGGCGTCACAGCGGATATATACTTTTGTTTTGGGCAAGTTGATGTTTCGCATATTTTATTGGATGTTTAGGGTTGGGCTGAGAGCTTCTGCGCGGACTAGGCAACGGACGGTGGAGAGAGTGTCGGAGAGAATGAGTGGCATATCGTTGAGCTTCGTTAGTCATTGATGTTTTAGTTGTTGCTTCATTTCCAGAACCCTCCTTCACGGACTAAGTTGTCAATGAACTGCTTGCCGTCGTGGACGTTGTCGCACCAGCCGACGTTGGCCCCAGCTTTCGTCAGCAGTTCCATCTCGTGCTCTTGCGCTTTGGTGGGCTTGCACCCGCCGCGCTTGACTTCCAGAAAGCCGACCGCACCACCTGGGGCGATGATCAGCCGATCAGGCACCGAACGATTGTTGGGTGAGACGAACTTGCGAACGTAGCAACCTTTGGACTTGGCGTAGTCGCAGATTTTTTTCTCGATCTCCTTTTCAAGCTGTGGTGGTGTATTCATCTCCTTCTCCTCTTTTTGGTTTTGCTGTTGTGGCGTTGCGTCCGACATTCGGGGCACAGTAAAAAGTCGGCTGACTGTTTCTGCAACTCGAATGTTCCGCCGCACCGACAAATACGTTTTCTGGTGTTTGCTATGATCATGACATCACTTGGTGTAATAGGGTTGAACTTGACCGTCGGCTGCCACGGGCAAGCCTTTCGTCCATTCAGGCACGTCTGTCATGAGTCCGACGAGTTCTTCGATGGACTGGTTTTTGCGGGTGTAAGCGAGAATCTGGTCATGGATCAGCGAGCACACCTCGTAGCCTGCTTCTTCCGCTTTGATGATGCCGTTGTTGAGCAGGTCAGCGCCGACACCTTCTGTAAAGTTCTGCATCAGCAAGCCGCCGAAAAGTCCACATCTCCCCCAGATAGCTTTGCCGCGAATTTGACCCCAGTAGGTGAGCGATTGGCGTGTCTTCACTCGACCGTCAGGCCATTGCTCGATCTTGCCTGTCTTCTTGTCACGCACCACGGTCTCCTCAATTTTTGGGCCGCGATAAGCCAGACGGCGTCCAGAAGGAAGTTTGGCGAACAAATACTTGGAACCAGCAGTGACGGCACAGAAAAACTCGATACGGTAAGCAGTATGGCGGCTGCCGAAATTCGTCACGGCATTTTTGGCAGCACGGTCGTAGGCGTACCACGCTTTGACGATGTTCGGGTTGGCCTCGCGCCACTGATCCACGATCTCCTGCAATTTGTTTTCTCTGGCCTTCTCCACCCACATCGCTTTGTCTTTGGAAGACAAGTCCTCTACAAGTCCAACAGGCTTGCCGTTCGTCGTGCATCTGTCGAGGAAAGCCTGCAACTCATCTTCCGTGACATCGAAATCCATGCCATTCGCCTGCGCCATGGACAGCAGCGCGTCAGGTCCGCCCATGAATCCCAAAGCCAACTCTGAAATTTTACCCTTCTGTCTGTCGGGGTGATGTTTGCCGTGCTCTTTGGCATAGTCGAGCATCTCCTGCAACGGCATCCCAGTCATGCGGCAAATAGTCGCCTCGTAAATCTTTCCGTGGGTGCGAAACACTTCCAACTTCCACTCCTCGTTTGCCAACCATGCCGCGATACGGGCTTCAATGCTGCTGAAGTCCACGTCGAAAATCGGACCAGTTTCGTCGTGAATGAAGTGACGGATGCACGAGCCGATGACCTCCAGCAGAGGTCCGTAGAACAGTTCGATGTGTGCCTCGCTCTCACCTGTCATGATGTCGGCGTACGCGGCGTCGGTGTTCTTGATGGTCGGGCGTTTGAAGTTCTGCGGCTGAACCAGTCTGCCGGACGCACGCCCTGGACCTGCCCCGTAGAACTGGATGGTGCCGCGCACGCGACCGTCGGCGCAAGCGCACTCGATCATCGCCTTCACCTTCTTGATGCTGGCGAAGCTCAATGACTTCTTGATTTGCAGCACACGTCCCACCTCTGAGGTAGGGTCGAACTCCACAGACTCAAGCTGCTCGTCCAGCGTGTCGGCGCGGAGGTTGTCCCCCTCAAACCCGTGATCCTTGAGCCACTTTAGGAGAACGTCGCGCTGCGTCGGGTTGAATCCGGTGAGTTGCCGAAACTCCTCCGTCATGCGGGCCTCGTTGGCTTCGATCAGCGATTGCGCGTGACGCAGGGCAGGCAAGTTGACCGGCAAGCCTCGGCTGTTGATTGCCATGTCGGCCTGAAACGCAGCCAACGTGTCGCCGGTCAACTCGAAGTGCTTCAGAGCTTTGTGGATGCCCTGTTCTACGCGAACGTCTTGAACGCAGTATTCGCAAAAAGCGATGAAGTCGTCTTGCCGGTAGATGGGGTGGATAAACTCGCCGGTGGCTTTCTGCGGGATGGAGAATTTGCGGATCAGTGCTTTGCCTTTGCTGTCTTTCTGCTGAAGCAGTCCGAGTGTTTCGGCGGCTTTCTCCAACGACGGCGGGATTGCAGCACGCCGGGACATCGCAGCGGTGCAGCGCCAACGGCTTATGTCGATCTGGAACCAACGATTGTTTGGGCAGTGGTTGGTGATCGCCTGTTCAAAGTATGCGTTGTGCGCGTACACCGGAGCATCGCTGTTGTTCATCTCGTTGATCAAATCCATCGCTCCAGGAGAAGATTCGCACACGCTCATGTCGTCGAACGTGAAAAATGGATTGACCCACAGCAGAGGTTCGCCGTCGTCCTTTGCCACAGCGGCACACAGGATCTCGGTGGACGGGTCTTCCGCGTAACGGAAAGCGCCTGTGCGCTTGATGTCCGCCATCGAACGTGTCTCAAAGTCTAAATGCCATGCTGTCATACGGGTTCGTCGTGTTAAAATTGGTGTCAGCGCCAAGGATACCAAGCAGGCTGACGGCTACTCCGATAGAAAGGGGGAATACAGAACCCTTGGTCGTGACTCTCTTGGCTTATCAAATTGATCAGCAGCCCCACCGTTTCCGCGCTGCTTTGCCGCGTTCACCGTTCCACCCGCTAGAGCGAGCGCAGAAGCTGGCCTTCCGGCCCTTGTCCGCATCGGTCTTGGGGTTCGGTGCTGGCGGCTTGAGGTTGGAGCCGGTAGCCGCGTTGTATTTTGCACGGCCCTTGGCGGTTAATCCTGCACCTTTGGACACAGGCAACTTCTCGCCTCGTCCGACACTGAGATTTGGTTTCTTGTCCGGCATGATGTTTGAAGATTGATGGTGGTGAGACGCTTTGCACGTCTCCGAGGGTCACGATTGATTAGTGAGAATCTGCACCCTTACATTTCTCAATCCTTTACATGTCGTCGATGTCCAGATCGGCGGCAGGTTTCTTGGCAGCCGGTTTGGCGGCGGGAGCGGCTTCGGACTCGTCGTCCAGGTTCACACCAGCAAACTCAGATTCGGCGTCCACCGGAGCAGCGCCAAACGCTTCGCCGTCGGCGTGGAAGATCACCACGCGCAACTCAGCGTTGATACGCTTGCCGTACTTGTTGTCCATGGCCCAAAGGCGCACGGAGGCGTGTACGTAGCAGCCAGCGTAGGGCTTGTTGTCCTCTGCGGTCAGAGGCTCGAACGCCTTGTTAACCACGCGGGGTTTGCGGTCCTGCTTGGAACTGGCGGACAAGAACATGACGCCGTCGCCATATCCATCGCTGCCGTCTCGCTCGGAGCCGTCGCGGAGGCACAGCTTGATGCCGCCCGGAGTTTTGCCCTTCCACTTGTCCTTCTTGAGGGAGTCGATGCGGGCCTCGACGGCTTTGATGGCTTCAGCGTTGGCCTTCTTGTCGAGGATGAAGTTGGCGCTGTAGAAAGGATCTCCGCCTTCGTCACCAAAGGGTGCGGGCTTGAAGATTTTCGGGTAAGACAACCTGACGTTTTTCAGCAGGATGACGTTTGGATCAGTTACGGCTTGGCTCATGTTAGTATGTTTTCGGTTTGGTGTTTCTCGGGTCGCCGCGTTGTGCGGTAGAGGCTGAATATCCACAGAGGATTCTGCGGGTCAACCCCAAAGTGTTATGCTTCGTTCAAATCTACTCCAGCGAAGTCGCCGGTCAGGTCGCTCTGATACGTCTTGCGTGGGTCGCTTTCAGGCACGGCCACCGGGGAGCCGGGCGGCTTGATGATCAGGCGTTGAAGCTCGACCATCTTCGCGCCTTTCATCTTGTCGGTGAGTTTCTCGGCCACGGCTGGCGTGATCACGTCAGACGGCGGATAGACTTCGTCGTGTGGAAGGTTCAGGCTGAGAAGCAGTTTCCCGGCAGCGACGGGGTCGGTCCAGCGGCGGTGTCCGCCACGAGATAGCACCAGCTTGACGCCGGGCAGGGCTTTGCCGGAGATCAGACGGGCACTGACGAACTTCTCAATCTCTTTGAGCCAGTCCAGCAGCTTGTCGCGATTGATGAAGACCTGCGCTAGCCGTTCGTCGGTAATGGTGGGCGCTGCTGGAAGCGTGTTGCCCTCCAGTACCTCCAGCACTTCGCTCTTGAAGTCCTCCAGCATGGCGTTGTTGTAGGTCTCGCAGATGGCGGCACCACGGCACCACTTGCAGATACTCGGACCGGACTTGAACACGCCGGGGTCTCCGCGCAAGATGGCTGCGGCTTTGGGCGTGATCCGTTCGTCGGTGAACTTCTTGAGTTCGCCCCAGTTGGTTGTCCAAGTGACGTGATCTTGCTCCAGCCGTGGCTGGAAGATGGTCATCGTGACGGGGTAAGAGTCGGCAGGCAGGTCCATCCAGAACCCGTCGAACATGGATTCGATCAAGCTGCGGGCGTAGATTGCCATTTGCAGGTTGTTCTCGCTCTCGACCGGGTCGTAGCCGTATTTGTAGTCAACAAGGTGGACGCCACCCTTGGTGATGGCGTGGAAGTCCACCGTGCCGCGTTCGCTGGGGAGGTAGTAGAGTGGCGCTCGGAACTCGGCACCCCAGCGAATCACGTCACGCTTCGGCCCCATGACTTCGTGGCAGAACTCGGCATACGCTTGGCCGTGACGCAGCATTTCTTTGCTGGCCCACTTGGGGGAGGGTTTGCCTAGCAGCAGGTATTCGGCAACCGTGTGGGCCTTCGTGCCTTCGATGGCGGACGGTCCTGACTCGTCAGGAGGAAGTCGATGCTCGTTAGCCTTGACGAAAGCAAGGGCAGCCGTGCATTCGGTCCAGGTGTGGGCTTTGGACGGTGAGAGGCGGGAGTGTTCGGGAGTGGTGTCGGCCATGGGGACTATTTGTTGAGTTCCGCGATAAGGCAAACCGCGTGGATGGTGGCTTTTTCAGCGATGTCTTCGTAAAAATCATATCCTTCTCCCGTCATGTCCGCATGGTCATGTTTTATCACCAACTGGTGGTTGGCGAGGAGTCCTTGCATTGCCATCGCAGCGAAGTATTCGCGTTTGGTGAGTCCCGCCAGAGACGGGTAATCTTTGTCTGTTTCTGTGGAGAAAGTGGGGGCTTCGGTATGAGTTTCCATAGTTCTGTACCCAAAAAGCCGTCACCCCTTGCGGAGTGACGGCGGATTGCGGTGTGTCGGTCTTAGCCGAGGTCCACTTCTTTAGCTTGTGCGTCAGGGTCGGTGTCAACGGCACCGATCTTGATGGCGGCGGCGTGGATGTCGGCGTAATGCTCGGCGGCGATCTCAGACATGGTGTTGTAGTTGAACTTCTTCTGGAAGTAAGCCTTGAGCTTGAGCTTGCCTTCGTTCGGAAGAGTCTTCACGGTTTCGCGCAAGCGGGATTCGCTGATGGATGGAGCCTCAGGTTCCGGTGCGGGGGCTGGGGCAGTTTTGGCAGCCTTGGCTTTGACGGGTTTCTCGACGACGGGAGCCGGAGCTTCGGTGACGGCGGCTTTCGAGGGGACGCAGGCAGCGTGGTTGTTGATGGCTTCGATCAGCGGCCTGATGCAGATGTCGAAGAAGAGGGTGAAGATTTCTTTCATATTGTTGTTTTGTGTTTGGGTGTGTTGTTTTTCATCCTTCACCGAATTGCCGGTGATTGATTGAAAGTCGAAAGGGAGGGAACGGATAAAGCGGTTGTTGGCGTGATTGTAAAGGCGGAACAACTCGGGCTGTTGCTGGCAGATGTAGAGGAGTTTGCGTTGAAAAGCGAGGCCACGGGTGTAGCGGTCGCCGTCTGACAACTCGAATCCCCAGTCGTGGGTTTTGAGGAGAGCGATGAAGTCGGCGGTCGGTATCATGCGTCAGAAACATTGGATGAATTTTCAGACTTATGCAACAACATTTCAACGGGATTTTGACCTTCAAGGCGGTCGGTGCGTGCCCAAACGTATTGCCGCTCGCCTGCGAGCATGTGCCGTCCGGCTGGCGAGAAGCCCGCGTTGCGGAGAACGTGGGTGAGATACTTCGGAGTGACGTTCTGAATGCCCTCGGTGACGAGAGCAGCACGCAGCGCACCAAGGGCTACAGCGTTGGGTTGGATCAGGTTGCACTCGTCGTTGTCCCAGATCCTGTTCAGCACGGCAGTCACGTCGTCGCTGGTGTCGGCGATCATTTCCTGCAAATAGGTCGTGATCGGTGCCGGACCTGACGGGCGGAACGTCGAACTGATTGTGCGGTTCTCGAACAGGTGACGGTAGCCGCCTGCGTGAGTGGTAAGCGAGTCGGCGAACCGGCTGAAATACTCCGGGTCTTTGTCCACGATGGCGCGAATCTGCTCCTTGTGCTGTAGCTTCGATTTCACTACCCACCAGCGGCGACTGTCTTCACCCACCACGATGGCGTCGTGATGGTTGGTGAAGGCCATGTAGTTCGTGCGGTTCTGGATGTTGCGCGTGTTCTTGTTGCGTTCGTTGACGGGCAAGTAGTCGTTGGTGATCGGCTCTTTCAGGGTGTTCATCAACTCGTGACGGTTCTGCCCGGCCACGCGGAGTTCTTCAATGCAAACGACTTGACTGCCGAAGGCCCAGTCGTTCCAGCCTTTCTTGATGGTGTCCGAGTTGATCAATCGCGTGTTGTCGAGTCCCAGAATGGCGCGGATGACGCCGAACAGGAGAGTCTTGCCGCAACCTTCCACCCCCTGCACAAGCAAGGCGTGGCGCACCTTTGAGCCGGGGAATTGCGCGTGATAGGCGATCCAGTCGAGCAGGTGGGTGCGATAGGCTGGCTCGGTGATGATGTTGCAGAGTTGTTCGCAAAGCACGTCCTCGGCGTAATTCGCCAACGATTTGTCGGCTTCGCGGAAGCTGCGGCGGTACAGGTTCACGAACAGTTTGCCTTCTTCTCGCGTGATGATGTCTTCCGGGGCCGACGGGTTGTAGGTTACGTCGTCCACCGTCTGACACTTGAGGTGGTTGAGCAGGTAGAGCGATGGAAGCACCTTGGGCGTGTTGAGCGTTTGCTCATTGACGTCACGTCCGATTGCTTGCAACTCGGCAGCCGTGGGTAGCAGCTTGCGAGCGAAGACGCTGTCGAAGGCCACCTTCTTGTATTCCTGCCGTGTGCGATGCCGCAAAAAGGTGTCGGTGGCGGCGATATAGACGAACCCCAGAGACCATGGTGGGTGGATCACCTCGGCGGACTCGCTGCGTTTGGCGATGAGCGATTCGCGGAGGCTCTTCAACTCACGCTTCACGTCCATGAGTGGCAATGGTTGCTGGTAGTCCTGCCGAGACTTCGTCACCAGCGTTTGCAGCAAAGCGCCCTCTTCGATGTGCGAGAGCAGCGGGGCGGCGGCGATACGGCGCACCCCTTCGTTCATGAGTTGGACTGCGGACTTGCACTCGAACATGATCCAGTTCGACACGGTTTTGAAACTGGACTCTTTGACCTTATCGCTGTTCCAACCGCCCTCGACCGCACGCTTGAGCAGTGAACGAATGGTGACGGGCTTGCGGCCTTTGGCCTGTTCTTGGAAGGACTTCCACACTGTCCCGGTGTCCTTCTCATCTTCGTACTTGGTGCCGGTGGCGCTCCAGGTGTCGAACAGGGTAAACGCTTCGTCGTCTTGCAGTGCGCCAAACTGATGCTTCAACGCTGCCGCGATCTCCAGCCAGAGAGGTCGTGAGCAGTCGGCGTCAATGAATGTCAGCGCCTCCTCGATTTGCGCCAAGTCCACGCCAGCGACGGGGAACTGGAAGAAGGTCAGGAAATCGTCGATGCTGCCGGACGATGGGCCACGGGTCGGTTTGCTGCCCGATACGATTCCCGGCAGCGAGTCCACGTCGGTAGAGATGTCGTCAGGCTTGCAGCTTCTGCCGCCGAAGTGCATCACCAACACGGGATGCTCCAACTCGGGGTCTTGATCCGCGAACACGGTCGGTCGGAACATCGGCTGGCATACAATCGCCGACTCGCGCGTGACCTTCGGCAGCCCCAGGAGTTGACCCACCGTCAGCGCGGCGTCGGGGTAACGCTCGACCGGAATGTTGTCCGCTTCCACGATGACGCGGATGCGCGGGAACAAAGGCGTTGAAGAGATCGTCTGGTAGGCGGCAAAGTTGAACTTTCCCAACGCTTCGACCAGCAGGCCCGGATTCTCCACAAAACGCCTTGCGTCGTCGGCGTCGTCGATGTCGAGGATGATGAGGTTGCAAGGACGGGCGTTCTCGATCTTCCGGCCTTCCCAAGGGGAACGGTCGAACGTGCAAGGCACCACATACCCGACGAGCTTGGCGTTGGCTCGCTCCTTCTTGCTCATCGCATGGTACTCAGCATAGGTGACGCTGAGAGGCACCGGCAGATTGATGAACTGCTGAATGAAGTCCCGGAAAGTGTTGGCTGGCGATTTGACCAGCGTGTGACTGGTGACGCTCTTACCTGTGAAGTACTGGGGCATGGTCGTCTATTCTTCGGCCCAAAGTTCTAAAGTTTTGAGGAATGCTTCTGCGCGTTGCGCTGCTGTGGCATGGAGTATGGGGAAGCAGGCGTCGTTACTTAATGGCTTCCAGCCGTTCCCGTTATCGTTGCCTGTGATGCGTCCTAGTTCTGAAGCATAGAAGAATCTCTGCGAGTAAGCGGCATCGTCAGGAAGCAGCATCTCCTCTACTTTCCGCATCTCGTTGAGGTCGTTGAGGTAGTCTGGCAATGGGTCTAGCGGGAAGCACTCCAATTCGTCCACGGGGCAAGCGTTCACGCGGTCTGAGTAAGGCTCAGTTCTCCACGGTGCATACCCAACAAGGAACTGTTCAGAGATTCCCTTCCACCCGCAAGCCTCGGCAATCGCAATTCTCTGTTTCTCGGGTGTCATAAATTCAAGTCGCTGATGTTGATCTTCAAAGCCTTGCAGAGTTTCTGCAACGTGGACAACTGAATGCCCCCACGCCCGTTCTCGGCATTCCAGATGGTGCCCACAGCCACGCCGGACTTATCTGACAGGTCGGTGATGGTGAGTCCTGTGGACCGGCGCACACGTTGAAGATGTTCGCCGGGGGTTTTGGGTTTGCTCATTTGAATTTCACTATACTGAAACGATGCGGCACGAAGGTCAACCCCAAAAGTCGTCAGAGGGTTTTTTGCTCTCCGGTGCCTTCACACGCTTCGGAAAATAGGCGTACATCGTGTGCCGGGCGGCGTTGACGCGAGTGGCGAGCACCACGTCCACGAAGGCGACCGAGTGGGTTGCCGTCACCTCTTCCACGAACTTCATCGCGTGTTCCAACGGGATAAACAGCTTCGGCACGCTGTCCTCCAGCACGTCCTCGGCGTAGTCGGTCAACGTGCCAAGCTGTGACGCTTTGCGAGCGGTTGCGGCCTCGTCGAGGAACAGGGAGAAGCCGTTGCTCTCGTGCAGCATGCGCAGGGTAGCGCGGGGGGCGGCGGCTCGCATGGCGGCGAGCTTGTCGGTGAATATGGATTTGAAAAAGGTCATGGCTTGGCGGCATGAGTTTGATTCCTTCGTTGATGTTTTCTCTCCCCCGCTCTGTGCCAGAGCAGGGACGTTCGCTGAATGAATCCGCATCGCAGCGTCTTCGTGGTGTCGCGGTGAGATTTCCGCACCGATGAAGGCACGGCCTGTTCGTTTTGCTGCCACTCCTACTGTCCCGCTTCCGGCGAATGGGTCGCAGACAGTTTCCCCTGGCGCGGAGTAGAGCCGGACGGCCTTTTCCGCCAGCGAGGACGGGAATGGGCATGGGTGATTCACTCGCTCCGGTTGGATGCACCACAGTCCGATTGTCTCTTTTGCCCACCGCTCCACAGTCCAGTCAGGCTTTGCCTTTGGTTGTCCGGGTTTCAGGAATACCAGCACCGGCTCATACGGGTTTCGGATGCTTGGCGTGTGCGGGTGGTTCATCGCGTAGCCGCCAGCGTGCGCGTTCTCCGCTGTCGTCCCCTTGGCCCACATGATTTCATCCCTGAACTCCCATCCAGCCGCCGTGATTGCTTCGCGGTATTTGTCGGGGCGGTATTTCTTTGGACGCTTCCCCCACCACAGCGGGACGTTCCATAGCGCATACGCTCCAGCGCGGCATTCGTCCCACGTCAGCGCGGCCACGTCACGAATCATGCTCCAGTATTCATCCTCCGGCACATCGTCCAGATACCCGTCATAGGGCTTCTTTGCGTTGTAGGGAGGCGAGGTTAGCACCATGTCCCAAGGGCCAGTTCCACGCAGCACTTCACGACAATCGCCAAGAATCAGCGAACAATCGGATGCAGAGAACCGCGCCATCGCGTCTGTTTCGATTTCGAGAGTTTTCATAGGCGCGGTCTCTGATCCGAAGCGTTATGCGGAGAAACCATCTCGCGGAGCTTGTTGGCCGTTTGACGGGCATCCTCGATCACACGGCGCATGGCCTCAGCGTTATCACTGCTTCCGACGATGTCCGCGATTCCGCCCGTCACGCATTTGGCGCAGAACCCAGAACCCCGCCCACATCCGTCGCACTCCGGACTGAGGCAAGGCCCGAACGTGCTCGGCCATTCCGGATAATTCCGCCAGAGGTCGTACAAGGCCATCTCCAGCATTCGCTCGCGGTTGCCACCGCACTTCCAAGAATAGGAGCGCATAACAGCCGACATTTCGCTTTCCAGTTTTTCATTCATGGTCGTTTGATCTTGGGTCAACCCCAGAACTCTTTATCGTCTGAGGTGGCATCGGCTTGCTTGAGCTTCTCACGCAGCAGGCGCATACGGTAGGCGATCCATTGCGGATGAGCGTTCTGCTTTTGCGCGTTCCATGCGGCGGTTTTGCTGAGGTCGATTTTGCTGTCGAGGATTCGCGGCAAGCTGCCGCTGCCGGGTTTGCGCGGAGCCTTGGGCTTGCCTTTCTCGGCGCGGTGACGCAGCACGGTGTTTGGGTGGCAACCGACGATCTTGGCAATCTCTTCGTTGCGCATAGTTTTCCATGAAATGGTTTTCGGGTACTTGATGGGTTCTGACATACGACTTTAGCATGGTTAAACTTTAGCCGTTTGCAAGTCGTTCCTGACGAACTGGACATCGGTGTCCGGCTCAGTGATGTGGTTGCGTTTGAGAGTGGCGAACTTTAGCCGCCAGTGTTGGCGGTTATCGGTTACACGGTCAACGGGTCGGATCAGGCGGGTTTGTGGTCTGGTTTTCATGGTTTAGATTGGCAAGCCGTTGGAATCACATTCGCACACGCTCAGCAGGGTTGAGCCTGGACGGTCCCAGGCTTGCCGAACGTGCGCGGCGGAGATGCCGGGCAGGGTGATTGTGTATGTTTTGCCGCTGATGCGGTAGGAGATGAGGAAACGGGCTTTCATGGGTTTGGCTGGCTTGTGCCATCCGTGCCGACCACCGCTTTGCAGCGATGGCCGGGCCGGGTGTCACTGAATTTCCTGCAACTGCTTCAGTTCTTCCGCCGTGAAGAAGGCGCGGAGTCGTTTAGCGAAGGCGGAGCAGCGGCGGAACGTCTGCAACGCTTTGATGCTGTCCGAGTCGTACCCGTATTCTGCGCAGAAGTCTTCAAAGGTCTCAGGCGTGTACGCATCGCCATTCACGCAAGCGAGCACGTCATACGGGCAAACGGTTTTGATGCCTTTCTGCGCGTCTGCGATGCTTGACCAGAAGTCGAAGGTCAAGCGTTTGGCGGGCTTGCTGAGCGTCACGCGGTAGTGGTGGCCGTGTTTGCCATCGCTACCCCATGCAGGTGATTTGGTGTCGCTGAGTGTGGCGCGGAACTTGATCCCGTTGGAGGTCAAGAACTGCTCGGCTTGGATGCCGTATTCGTTGGATGTCGTTTTCATGTTTTTGCTTTTGACGTTTTGCGGGTGTCTCCCCCGTTGGTTTGTCAGCGTTTGCCGCTGGAAATTGATATTAGGGTTGAATGTTCACAGTGTCAATGGGTCTATTCAAGCCATTAACCCGTCGCAGGCGGGCGGGGCATCACTCATCATCCCAAGGTTTGATTTCCCAATCCCCGATGCGCAAAGCGGTTTTTTTGAGGCTTTGCGCGTGGTCTTCAAACGCCTCTTGCACCTCTTTGGGTATCTTGAGCACCGGGTCTGGGTTCTGCCCTTGGTCTGGCTTAGATGTAAGCCAGCCGTTGCCCTCCTCTTCGTGCATGGGGTCGGACTGCCAGCCCCAGAAGTGGTACTCGTCTCCTGGTGGGGTTTTTGCGCCCCACTGTGAGACGTTCACAAGGTAGATGTCGAGGCACTGCGCCTGCTTCCGCGCATAGCGTTTCCGCGTTTCACGGGGGTACACGTTGGGGCTGCGAAGGTAGTCAGGGATTTCTGTGCTGTAATGCAGCACAGAGTAACCGGCGTACTCGCGGTTCTCTTTCTGGTTTTCTTCCGCTTCTGACCATGCGCGGGAGATTGCCTCACGCACTTGCTCAAGGTCAACGGGAAATTCCCCAAAGACCTGAGAGCTTCCGCCACCTTCCGTGTCGAAGTCGTCACTCACCGACACTTCCACGAACACTTGCTTACCATCCTCCGAACTGATGCGGGCGGAGGCAATCTCCTTTTTGCTCCCGTACCACCCGGTGTCGAATGGTTTGCCCGATTTAAGCGCGGTGCGGAGGGCTTTTTCCTTGTCGGGGTACCAATCGGATAGACCACAGTGCGCCCCGTCTCCTGAACTGAATGCTTTGAGTGTTTTCATATCTGTTTTCTGTCTTTTCATATCGGTTTTCGGTTTTCGGTTTTCGGTTTTCGGTTTTCGGTTTTCGTCCCGCCGTGTGGCGTTCAATGCTGCCGCCCGGATGAGGGGCGGCAGGGTTGAGCGTCAAATCAGGTTCACTTTGCGATTATCTTTCACCTCGTGCTCAGTCAGAAGGAATCCGTAGTTTTCTTTCCACGATCTCGCTTTTTCGTCCATACCTCGCCAGCCTTTGCACCAGTACTGCTTCGCGCCGTCACTACGTGGCGGCAAGTTCTTGGCAAGGGTGACGGTGGTTCCTGCTGGAATGACGGCGATTCTGCCGGGATAAGGGGCGGCAAAGTATGTGATGGGGGCGGCTGTTTTCATGTCGATGGTTTCGGTTTATTGTTCGTCGTCTGGTCCAAGGATTAGAATCACTGTGGACTCAGTGGCACATGCCAGCCCAAAGGCGGGGTTGCGGTTGAACTCGTCTGTGACGTCGTTCCCGTCGTCGTCCTTTTCCGTTGAATAGACGACGTGCCCGCCAAGCTCCGCCGCTTTGTCCTGCCACTGTTTGCACCAGCGGTTCACCTGTTCTATTTCTTCATCCTCAAGGCCGGAGTCGTCTCCATAGTAAATGGAGCACAAGGCCCATGTCGGGACGTCGTCCTGATATTCTGCAAGTGTCTTCATGTCGATTTTGATTCGGTGGTTTTGGGTTCAGTAGCGAGGGGTCCAGTTCCCCAGGGCTTCTACGGCCTCCTGCGCTCGCTTTGCAATCTGCCGCCCGTAGTTCCTGGCGCTCTCGATTGTCTCGCTTGCCTGCTTAGCTAGCTTGTCGGCATCCCTTTGGGCGCTTGCTCTCGTTTCTGCCGCGTCCTGCTTTGCCGAGGCTAGAATCTGCATCGCCTGCTTTCTCGCCTCGCTAGGGGTTGCCGTAGGGTAGATGTCATTACGAATGTCCTGCGTGATGTCGGGGAGCGCGTATTCAAGCCAGGGGCGCAAATAGGAGTCCTGTGGCAGGGATTGAATGAATGCGTTCAGCGTTTCGATTTCTTGATTTTTTGTCATATCGGTTTTGTTTTCGCGTGATGGATGCGCGACCCCCTTTTCTGGTGAGGTTATGCGACAAGGGTAAAAAGCCCTTTTATCTGCCGGGTTATCCAAGGGCCACCAGTGTGTTTTTGGATGGCTTGGAATACCACCGTCTCACCGTAGGATGCTTTGACTGTTTCGCTATCTTCGAGGATAGCCAGTTCAGGGAAAGCGCGGAGCGCGCGAACTTTGGCGCGAACGTGCTGGCTGGTTTCGAGTGCTGACGTGTATTTACTCATACGGTTTTGGTTTTCGGTTTTCGGTTTTGGTTTTGGATTAGATCATCTGCAACGCCAGCAGCCAAGACGGCGAGCCGTCGCTGCCGTATCCATCCGGCTCTGTTTTGGAACCGTTGATTGCCTTGCAATAGCCTTCATCGTTCCAGCGTTCTAGGCTGGCTTGTGGCGGCGCTTTGAATGCGCTTGTCACTCTCACCTTCAGCGGCTCCGAATGGCGCGGAGAATACACAAGGCAACGCGAAGGGCGGCCATCCATGAATGACACTGGCAAGCCCTTGGGCAGGGTCTCACCGGTTTTGAGCTTAATTTCTTTCTGAGTGTTCATCGGTTTTCGGTTTTCGGTTTTCGGTTTTCGGTTTTGGTTAATGCCACAGCATAATCGCGACGGCAAAAAGGGTTACGGTTCCAAGTATCCATGCGCCAAACATGGCGACCATTGCGGCGGGTGTTTCGTGCGGGTCCATACGTTTATATAGGTTAAATCTAAACAGTGTCAACCGGGTTTATCGGTTCTCATTTTGCCACCATGGGCGAGCGGCTTGCAGCTTCTTATCTTCCCTTGTTTTGCGCTCTTGGGTCTCTCGGCTCTCGTGTTCGGCGCGGAGCTTGTCGAGGGTTGCCAAGAGGCGTTCCAGCTTATCGGGGGGCGTGTTCATGGGCGGCGGGGCTTTTATTGGTCTCTTCAGCTAGCGCGTCACGCTAGAACGCCTTTCGGCGTTTCGACCTTGGGTTTATGCCGGGTATTTCTTGTACCATGGGTCATGTGGCCATGTGTCTATCTCCTCCATGATCTCGCGCTCCACGGGCCGGAACTCGGGGAACGAGTCGCGACTGCTGCGACTGCTGCGACTGCTGCGACTGCTGCGGCTCCATACGTGTTTTGCAGGCCGGAACTTGTAAACGCTGGTACACGTGGCGCAGATGTCCAGCATGAGAGCGCAGACCCGTTCCAAGTCGGCCAACACGATGTACTCACACGCCTGATGCGGGTTGTAGTACCCCGCTGACATGTTCGCGACTGACACGCCGACGCCATTGTCACGCAACGCTAGGACATCCGTCATCGCTCCGCCGCATGGCTTGTACTCATAGCGAGCGAGCAAAGGAGCGACGGCAGCAGCAAAGCGGGAACTTGCCAAGGGGCCGCAGATGTCGTTCACAAAGTCGGCGTTGCCTCGCCTATCAGCTTGCAAGACGAAGCGGCAGTCCTCGAAAAAGGACATGTCAGCAGCTTCACTGCCGATACAGCCGACTTCCTCGTCCACGAAGAAGGCCGCTTTGCATGCTGGCAGATTAGCAAGGCAGTGGAGCGCGGCATAAATGCCGCATTTATCGTCACCGCCTATTCCAGTCTGTTCCATCGTGACGGGGTTCAGCCCGGTCAATTTGCCGTCCAGCTCGATGAGGGCGATGCCGTCCCCGCTAATATCGTGGACGGTGTCCATGTGCGAAGCGATGCAAGGGAACGTCTGCGCATCGCCTTTGGTGACGTACAGATTGCCGGGAGCGTCACTGGTAACCAAGTAGCCGGACTGCTCACAATGTGATCGGATAAGCTCCGCCATGTCGCGCTGGTTGCCGGACTCGGATTCTGTCTGAAGGATGCTGTAGAGAAGATTTAAGTTCATGGGTTGTCGGGGTTGTCGGGGTTGTCGGGGTTGTCGGGTTGTCGGGTTGTCGGGTTGTCGGGTTGTCGGGTTGTCGGGGTCGTCGGAGTCATGCGCGATTGACATAGTCCTCGTGGACGTACACGGTTCCGATTCGTCCGCCCATGTCCACCTCGAACGCATCGGAGCGCAGGATGTACTCGTTTGAACGGTTACAATAGACGACATCGTCGTCGTCGTCCGCGTAGTACTCGCCACCGACGCAGACAACGCTGTCCTCGTCTCTCCATTCACCGTCAGCGCATTGCACTTGACCAGCATGCTGGTCAACCTCGGTACGGTCTCCATCCGTGCAGTCGAGCAAGTGAGACGCGCCTTCCTCATCGTTTGAATTATAGACCCTGCCGTCATCAGTCATCGAGCGGAAGGTGTCCAGATAAGGCCAGAACTCCACGCTGCCGAGGCTGGACGTACGATCAACGTACAAGGCATCCTTTGAGAACCGGCGTTCTGTACCGTCGGCGAGAACGTATTCAGTGAAACAGCCGTTGTTTTGTTGCGCTTTGCGGGTCCATCCCTGTTCCGCCGCATAGCGGAAAAATGCTTCCGAGACTTCAGGGGAATCAGCGTAAACCCTGTCCATGAGGGGCGTGTCCAGATTCGCGACCTTATCCCATACGATAGCGCGTCCCCGGTATTGCTTGGAATCGCGCACGACAAGAACGCGGCAGGGATAGCAGGCGTAAAATTCGGCAACAGGCTCATCCCACATGCACGAAGTGATTTTACCGTCTTGGAAGTTAGCTTCCTTGTACGCTTGCTCAAAATCGACAAACTCAAAACTGAGTTTTCCGCTTTCCTCGCTCGCTCTAAACTTAGTCGCGAAGTCGGCGAAAACGTGGTCCGGGATTCGTTTAGCGAGTCGGGGGGCGAGGATGGAGCGCAGCCATTTAGCAGGCTTAATTCCTTGCCGTCCTTCGCGCTTCCACGAGCCATCCGTGTTGATCTGCTGGACACGGCCTGCTGGCATGTACGTGATAAGACCTTCAGCCTCGCGAAGCGTAAAATAATCGCCCATGGGTGAAGGGTTCAAGAGGCGCGACTTCTTACCGGCAGCGATGCGCGAAAGGGCGCGATTGACGAGACGGCAGCATGGCGAAGATTCGCCGAGTTCAGAGAGGAGATTCCTGAGGGATGTGGATAGCGTTATCATATCGTTTTAGTTTTGGGTTGAGGGCTAGCGGGTTAAAGCTAGCGGCTGAATATTTACAGTACGCCGGGGAGGGTGTCAACGGCCAAAACTATATATTTTGCATATAGCCGGCTTGAAGGGCGAATCTTTCCTGTCTGGCTAGTTAATCTGTACTCCCTTTTATAGTACGAGAATATTTATGATTATATTATATAAAATAATCAAAGAAAAAGAAAAAGAGGGGAGACCATTAAAGCCACAAGCCACAAGCCACAAGCCACAAGTCGGGCTTGACCCGTGAAGGGGTTGCATATAGACTGTATGCCCTATGACACCAGAACGCATATTACTGAACCTGCATTTAGTAACCCGTATCAGAATGGACAAAGTGAAGCTGCCCATGGGCAGCAGTCGCACTAAATGGATAAACGACGCCATCCGTGAAAAGTTGGACAGGGACAACCCCGAGAGCGTGCATCCCATGGAGGGCGTTCAGCCCGTGCAGCGCATGGAGATCGTGAAGCCCGTGCAGCCCGTGGAGATCGTGAAGCCCGTGAAGCCCGTGGAGATCGTGAAGCACATGGAGGGCGATGACTTCTGGGGGGATGCCGAAAGGATGCGGGAACTGGTCAAACGTCACGCGCGATAGTGCTGGCGTTAGCACATGGAGGGGCGGCACGTTTCGCGCGTGCTGCCCCTTTTCGTGTCCTTGACGGGCTGCGGCGTGGTGGCATGGTGACGGCATGGCGAACACGTTAGCAACACCTTATTGGCCCGAAATACGCAGATTAGCAGAGCAGGGGGTTCCTCTCCCCAAGCTGGCGGAGGACTTTGGTCTCGCGGTTAATACGATATATAACAAGTCAGCCGCAGAGGACTGGCTCACGCCGTCACGGGTTAGAGCGAAGGTCGAAAAGTTAACCGTTCTAAAGCAAAAGCATATAGCGGGAAGCGGGGGAGACCCGCTTTTGGGGGGAAAAAGCATCGCCGAAAAATCAGAATCCCTGATTCTTGAGACGTGGGAGACCCGCGCCGCAGACCTGCGTAATCTCAGCTACAACGTGGCGGTCGAAGCCATCCAAGCCGCAAAAGGGCAGATCGTAATCGAGAGCGCATCAGACCTTAAACATGCAGTTCACGTTGCCCGGCAAGCTACTGGCATCCTAGATGCTGATGCGCCCCAGATTCAACTGAGTCTGTTTGCGAATCAGGACATATCCGGACCCGCAATTATGGAGGCTCAAACGTATGAGGCCGAGACATTGCAGCCAGTGTCAGAAGATGCTGATTTCTGGGGATAAGTATGGGGATTCAACAAATCTCGGTACGCATTACCGTCGTTGTTTGTAGTTATTGCGGTGCAGCCGATAACCTGGTGCAGCCGGTGACCTGGTGCAGCCGGTGACCTGGTGCAGCCGGTGACCTGGTGCAGCCGATAACCTGGTGCAGCCGATAACCTGGTGCAGCCGATAACCTGGTGCTGACCTGGTGCTGACCTGGTGCTGACCTGGTGCTGACCTGGTGCTGACCTGGTGCTGACCTGGTGCTGCTGTTGACCTGGTGACCTGGTGACCTGGTGACCTGGTGCTGCTGTTGACCTGGTGACCTGGTGACCTGGTGACCTGGTGACCTGGTGACCTGGTGCTGCTGTTGACCTGGTGACCTGGTGACCTGGTGACCTGGTGACCTGGTGACCTGGTGCTGCTGTTGACCTGGTGACCTGGTGACCTGGTGACC